ATCAAAAATTCCCCCGTTGCGATTTTTTTCAAAATGGTTTTGGATTCTAACAGGCCGATATTAAGATCGGTTTCTGAGGCTATACGTGTTTGGCTCCTTTTCCGTATAGTCTTAGTCTATAGGTACCTTAGACAGGACTTTGGTTGCTTGTAAAACTAACTTAAAGTCGGTCTATTTGAGTTCAAAAGCACAAGAAAGGATTCGTCAACACTAACAAAGAAAGGAAAAGTCAAGTGGCAACTAGTAAAACTACATACAAAGTTGTGGCCCCTGCTGGAGTTTACATTCGACAGACACCGCAACAGTCAGAAGACAATGTTGTTCGACTGGCAGATAATGGTGAACGCCTAATCGTTCTTGAAGTTGGCTCTGAATGGGTTAAAACTGAAGAAGGTTATGTGATGAATCGTCCATACATCATCGAGCCAGATACTACTAAACCTAAGAAACAAAAGGAAGAGGCTGAATAGTTATGACAAATGAAGTTGCTAATTATGATACTCCTCAACGGGCCTATAAACCTGCACGTTCGCCTGAACAGCGTGAAATGCAAATGATGGCACTTGCGATGGAGCTATCTGAAAAGCGTCTTCAGGAAGGAACTGCTTCGGCTTCGGAGATCGTATACTGGTTAAACCAAGCAAGCCCTAAAGCTCGTCTTGAGCGCAAACAACTTGAACTGCAAGCAGAGCTATTGCAAGCACGTATCGATTTGATTCGTAGTGACCAACAAGCTGAACTTGACTTCAAGGAAGCACACAAAGCGTTCCAAGGTTATGCTGGTAAACCATCTGATGTTATTGAGGGGACCTTCTATGAGCAATAGATTGTCCTACAAAGAAATGTCTAAACTCGAATCTTATACAGAGCGATTGGAGTATCTCAGACTTCGTGGTATTCAACACGAGGCTCCGAGAGACATCTCTAATCCTTTCTATAAATCAAGAGCCTGGCTTAACTGTCGAAACGAAATCATTCGTCGAGATCTTGGACAGGACCTTGGGGTAAGAGGACTTTATGTTGACGGTGTAATCACTGTTCACCATATGAATCCTTTAACGAGAGAAGACATTGAGAATCTGACCGAGAATTGTTTCGATCCTGACGGACTTATCACGGTCTCTGATTATACCCACAAACGAATCCACTACGATCAGAAGGAGTATCAAGAATGGGTGGAACGTAAACCGGGTGATACAAAACTATGGTAAGGATGAAATGAATGAACACAATCTATGAAGACGTTCTCAACTTCGTCGGTGTATTACATGATTCCGATCCCGAGTCCAACAAAGTTGTTAAAACTCAGATAGGTTTGGCTATCGATACTGCCTTAGGTATTCTTGTACAAAACGGTATAGGACATACTTGTAGTGTTGTTACTAACCCTGATCTTACGTGGAGTGACTTTTTCTATGGACATATCGATGATCTGGATGAAGGTATAAAACGACGGCTTGATAATATGTCTTTTGCTAAGACGTTTGTCGGTATAAGTGTCATGATTTCTTATGACCCTCCACAAGCATCGGTCCTTACGGCACTAAAAGAAGCTCGTGATGAAAATCTTACTCGAGCTCGTTGGGAGGTAGAATATGTCAACAAAGACATCCGATGACGTACTACTTCATTATGGTCGAAAGGGACAGAAGTGGTATCATCATATCTTTGGTTCCGTTCGCGGTAGTATAGGTGGTAGACGTCGTAAAGCTAGCAAACAAACGGCGGTTGCTAAGGCGGTTTCGAAGCGCAAAAAGAGTATGCCTGTTGATGAGTATCAACGAGAGCTGGAAGTCATTAATCTTTATCGTCATAGAGATAAAGTATCGACTAAAGCTTTAAAAGCCAAAATTGCTAGAATTGAGTCTGAACGTAAGCTTAAAGAGTTAGCAGAAGCTCCAGGTAAAGCTCGAGCAGAAGCGCTTAAGAAGAAGCAACAGGCTCGACTTAAGTTTATTGGTAAGGCTATCTCTGCCGGTATTGACGTTTATAGTAAAGTACCATCATCTGTGGCAACTCGAAAGATCGATAAGAGCAACAAAGATGCTGTCAAGAAAGCTATAGAAGAATTCAAAGTACGGCAGGAGTGGGCTAAGGCCTTTAAAGACGTACCTATTACTATGACCAACTTCACGCAATCTGTTAACATTCACGGGGTTGATGTTTATATACCTGAGAGTGTTCGGAAGACAAAAGATTTGCGTGCGGTTCTAACTAAAGATACAATGATTGGAGATAATTAAGATGGGTGAAATTATTAATGGCGTGTATGTACCGTCAAATGAAGATTTACTTCAACACTATGGTAAAAAAGGCATGAAGTGGAAGAAACGTAAAAATCCACTTGCTGAGGCTTCGGAAGCTCTTACCGAAGATCTTGCGTATGCTGCTGATAAAAAAGCAATTGACGAACATGTTAAAGATGCTTTACGTGATAAACAAACGGTTGATCGGAATATGGAAGATAACATCAAGAAGATCAAAAGTGGTGTTCGAAATGGTAAAACTTTAGATCCAGCCGAACAAAAATATCATGATGCTTATATGCGTAATGCAAAAGCTTCTACAAAAGTCGCTCAAATTCTTGAAGCACGTCGTAAACATGCTAAAGATATGGCCGCGGCACATGCTAAAGACGTTAAGAATAGACGTAAATAATATCTTTAAGGAAAAGGAGTAGCTAGTGGTATTTAGCAACACCGCGGTTCCTGTCGAGTACGGTAGATTTAGAGACGCTGTAATACGCGGTGAGATTCCTGTATGTCGCGAGGTCTCGATGCAGATGAACCGAATCGATGCGGATATCGCCAACCCAAATTATTATTACGATAGCGATGCTATTCAAGGGTTCATTGACTTTTGTGAGAATGAGATGACTCTAGTTGATGGTAGACCATTAACGCTATTGCCTACTTTCCGCCTTTGGGCAGAAGACCTGCTAGCTTGGTTTGAGATCAAGGAAGAGAAGGTCTATGACCCGCAGACTGGAAAATTCAAAATAGTTAAACATAAGCGCAGACTTAGAAACAAACAATATCTAATTGTCGCCCGGGGTAACGCCAAGTCTCTATATGCAACATTACACCATGCCTATGGTTTGGTAATCGACACGAACTCCACTCAACAAGTAACAACCGCTCCAACTATGGCTCAGGCAGAAGAGGTACTATACCCATTTGCTACAGCTATAACCAAAGCGGCCAGCTCGACTGAAGGGTTTCCTTTGTTCAGAGTTCTTACTAAAGGCTCTAATAAGGCTCGTACTCAAAAGTCGCAAGCTCAACTTGCTGTTACGAAAGACGGTATTGTTAATAAGCTGACAAACTCCATACTACAGGTTAAACCTATGACTCGTAGTAAACTTCAAGGATCTCGTGCTAAGTATGCTAGTGTCGATGAGTGGCTTTCTGGTGATATCAAAGAGGATATTATCGGTGCCCTGGAACAATCTGCTTCCAAAGATGGTATCGATGATTACATTATCTTAGCAGTATCTTCTGAGGGTACAGTACGTGACTCGGTAGGGGATGCTATTAAGAAAGAGCTTCTTGATATTCTTCGTGGTCAGTACTATGACCCCCATACTTCTATCTGGTATTATCGTTTAGATGATCTCGCAGAGGTGGCTAACCCCGACATGTGGATGAAGGCTTGCCCTAACATTGGTATTACAGTTTCTTATGAAGCTTATCAACGTGACGTTAGACGGGCGGAACACTCTCCTGCAAACAGGAACGATATCCTGGCTAAACGGTTTGGAATACCGGTAGAAGGGACAACATACTTCTTTACTTTCGAAGAAACTGAACTTCATCGAAGACAGAACTTCAGACGTATGGAAGTTTCTATGGGTATGGATGCTTCTCAAGGTGATGACTTCTGGGCATTCACTTGGATCATACCTCTTGGTAGAGGTAGATACGGTGTACAAACAAGGTCATACGTTTCGGAAGTTAAATACTTACGTCTTAACTCCGCGGCACAACAAAAGTACGATCAGCTTCAAGCTGAAGGAACATTGATTATACTACCCGGTAACTATCTTGACTGGGAACAAGTATATGATGATGTTGAGCGGTACATCGACGAGATGGAATGGTCTGTTATCTCATTTGGATACGACCCATATAATGCCGCTGAGTTTGTTGATCGTTGGACTATGGAGAACGGAGACGTCGGTGTTGAAGTCGTACGACAAGGTGTAAGAACTGAGTCTGTTCCTCTAGGTGAAATTAAGAACATGGCGACATCTCGCGATCTTATTTTCTTCGAGGAGCTTATGAAATACGCAATGGGTAATGCTGTTGTAATTCAAGACAATAACGGTAACTACAAACTTTCCAAAATGCGAAGCAATGAAAAGATCGATAACGTTGCCGCTTTGATGGATGCTTGGGTTGCCTATAAACGTAATAAGGAGGCATTCTTGTAGGATGGTAAATAACCCCTTAGGATCATGGAACGCATTCATGTCAACCCGCAACGGGCTCGACTATGATGAGTCATTAGTTTCCGGCTCTGGTTGGGGACGATCGACAAGTGCGCTTCGTGGTTACAATTTCAAACGTCAAGATTTGGTGAATAGCATTATCTCTATGATCGCTCTTGACGTCGCAATGGTCGACTTTAAGCATTTAAAGATCAACGAAGAAGACGGTAATCAAACCCCTGTAGAGTCAGGTTTGATCGATTGCTTAACGCTGTCTGCTAATATTGACCAAACTGGTCGTGCGTTTATTTACGATTTGGCCTGGTCACTATTGGAAGAGGGTACTGTAGCAATTGTCCCCGTTGATACGACTACAAAACCGAATGATGAAGGATCTTATGATGTCCTATCTATGCGAGTAGGTAAGATCATGCAATGGTATCCTCGAGCTGTTCGGGTTAGGGTCTATAATGATCAAAATGGTTTAGAACAAGACCTAACTTTATCTAAGCAATCTGTGGTTATCTTAGAATCTCCTTTGATTGGGTTACTTAAAGACCAGAACGCTACTCTACGATTGATAGAGCAGAAGATGGATCTTATGTACTCCCAGGATAAGGCGATTGTGGCAGGTCGTTTGAATGGTTTCATTCAAGTACCATACGCTACTAAGAGCGAACATAGGCAGGCTTTAGCACAAGACCGTAAAAAGAAACTCGAAGAAGAGTTAGCTAATAGTCAGTTCGGTATTGCTACCTTGGATGCGAATGAAAAGTTCATTCATACCGGTGGTAACATCATGAACAACCTTGTTGACGACTTACGTAAGTTACAACAAGACTACTATAACCAAGTTGGTATCTCATCTAAGATTCTTGACGGTACTGCGGGGCAAGCTGAGCTTAATCTTTATTACCATCGTGCCGTAGACCCTGTTCTACAGACTATTGTCGATGGTCTTAATAGAACGTTCTTAACCAAGACTGCTAGAACGCAAGGTCAGGTAATTCAGTATTATCGTGACCCATTCCGTATGTTACCAGTTGAACAACTAGGTACTGCGGCAGATCTCTTTGCTCGGAATGCAATATTTACTTCGAATGAAATCCGTGCAATGCTAGGTCGAGCACCTCACCCAAGCCGTATCGCAGATATGCTCTTCAATAAGAACATCTCTACTGGTATGGACCTAATGGGTATTGGTGATCCTAATGGTACAACCCAGGGGTATCCTGAAATCTACAACGATGGCCAAGGTGGGTATGTCGATGCGGACGGAAATCCGGTAGATGAGTATGGACGTCTCTTGGATGTATAAAATTTTTATGGAGGTTTTCTAGTTGCAAAAGAAGGCTGATTTTGCCGGATGGGTAACTAAGAACGACATTCGATGTAGTGATGGTGTCACGATTCGTCATGATGCATTTCTACAAAGTGATGGCGCTCAAGTTCCTATCGTTTGGCAACATGATTACTCCAGTCCCTCAAATGTGTTGGGGTACATGAAACTTCAGCATCGTGACCAGGGTGTCTATGGGTATGGGTATCTAAATGATACAGAACATGCTCAAGACACTAGAGTCCTACTACAACATGGTGATTTAAACGCTATGTCTATCGGGGCTCGCGGTATCCGAAAGAACGGTAACGACGTAATTCATGGTGAAATCTATGAAGTAAGTCTCGTTCTCAAAGGTGCCAATCCTGGTGCGCTGATCGAACATGTTATGCTCCATAGCGCATACGGGACTGAAGAGTACGAAAGCGACCGTGCTACCATTCATACCGGTATCACGCAGGAACTCATTCATTCAGATACTGAAGATGAGTTAGAAGATAAAAAGGAGGGACACATGTCTCGTACATATGAGGAACTGTTAGAAGGTCTAACCGATGAAGAGGTTGAAACTCTCCTCGGTGGCGTTCTAGCTGATGTTGATGCCGCTTTGCAAGCTGAAGAAGCTGAAGAAGCAGAAGAAACTGAAAAAACTCAAAATGAGTTAGAAGTTAACGGTTTGGACGAAGAAGTCGCAACCGAAACTGTTGACGGAGCTACAGAAGACAATGAAGTCGCTGTAGAATCTAGTGCCGATGCTGGTGATACAGTATCACATTCTATTTTCGAAGGAGAAGAAGTTTTGAAACACAATCAATTCCAAGGGACTACTAATGCTGCTGTATCTGAAGCAGAATTGGATACTTTACTACAAAGCGCGATTCAAGGAAACGCAACTTCATTCGCAGGCGTACTTCGTGCTAACGACGTTCTAGGTGAAGACTCACTTCAACACGGTTTGGTAGGTATGGAAACATTGTTCCCACAACCTGCTACTAACGGTGGAATCAATGTCTACAACCCAGGCTCACTTAACATCGACAAGATCATGGGACAATTCGGTAAGTCTCCACTTCCTCGCGTTAAGAACATGTTTGCTAACCTTACAGAAGACGAAGCTCGCGCTCGTGGATACATCAAAGGTAATCAAACTCTTGACTCTATCGAAGAAGTATACTTCCGTGAAACTACTCCAGGATCTGTTCACCGTCGTGAAACAATCGATCATGATGACTTGATCGATTTGCAAGATGGTGGATTCGCTGCTGTTAACTTTATCCAACAAGTTCAAATGGCTAAATTCAAAGAAGAAATCGTTAAAGCAGCATTCTTGTCTGACGGACGTCCATTGACACTTTCTGACGGTAAACGTAACCCAGAAAAGATCAGCGAAAAACACATTCGCCCTATCATCAAAGATGATCCATTGTTTGTAATCAAAGTAACTGCTGCTTCATTTGAAACTGCTGTTGACGAAGTAATCAGTAAAGCATTCCCTGCTTATCAAGGTTCTGGTAAACCATGTCTTTATATCAACCCATTTGACTTGGCTAAATTGAAGACACTTAAAGATAAGAACGGTCGTTACTTGTATGCTCCATCTATGGACAACAACCAAGTACCTGGTAACGCAAATATCGCTGCATACTTCATGTGTGATGAAGTTGTTGAATACCGTGCCCTTCCTCAAGGAACATTCATCATCGGTAACCTTGTAGACTATCAATTCGGTATGTCTAAGAACGGTGAAATTGCTACATTTGATAGTTTCGATATCGACTTCATGCAACATAAATACTTGATGCATGCTCGTATGTCTGGTGCTATTCGTACACCTAAATCATTCATCGTCGTTACTGTAACAACTAAGGGTGAAGTTGAAGAAACTGCTGTTAACTTCGATTCTACTGGTCTTAAGACTAAACCAACTTGGACTGTACAAACAGACCCAACTGAATTCAAAGGTGTAGGTGCTAAAGCTGTAGATTATGACGCTGCAGTTAACGGAGTTGTTATGACTGAGGAAGAAAAGAAACTCGGTGATGTTGAAACAGCTCCAAAGCAAAAGAAACCTAAAAAAGCTGAATAGTCTTTGAAAGTTAGGAAGGTAACGAAATGACAAAAGCTGGAATTAGACTTATCTTCCGTTCCAAAGAGACAGAAGAAGTTGAAATTGGGGATCATCGTTATACTTATACGGTATCCCCTTTGTTAATTGCTAGAATATCTACTAAATCATTTATGATTGAGGATAGTGACTCAGTTAACCAGAATACTAAGTCGAAACTTAAGTTCGATGTTCTTTTACCTAATGATGCATCTGACCGAGTGAATAGAATTAGCCATATTCTTTATATGGGCTCGTTCTATAAAGTAGGGACGATTAGACCTTACCCTCCTCGAGTTGCGTTAACAGTAGAAGATCTTGAATTGTCAGAGCTTAAGTCAGAGTTAGAACAGCGAGTGAATGAAACTTCTCGAAAATCTCAAAATGAATTAAAAATTGACGCATTTGATCATTTAGGTGTGTTGATGACCCCGCCAGAAGAAACTAGTGAACTTCAAAAGAATTCATTGGTTCTGAAAGATGGGATTATTCAGGTCTGGGATGGAACGAAGTATATTGATCTTGTTAAAACTCTATCAGCTGAAGTTGCCGAACATACAGAAGAGCAGTTATAATAATTTGTACTACTAATCTACTATTACTAATTATAATTGTATAATTCAAATGTGAGGTAATGAACTATGGGGTTTAAGACAAGAAAGGAATTTCTCGAAGTTCTAAAGCGAGAGATCTGTCCGAATATTTATTTCACTCCTCCTGATGATGTTACACTTAAGTTTCCAGCTTGCGTTGTTACTAGGGAAGACTTTGATGTTCGTAAGGCAAATAACAAGCCGTATATGTCTAACATGGGGTATAAGGTGGTTTATATGTCTAAGAACGAGTCGGATGAAATATTTATGAAGATCTCGAATACGTTTATGTATTCTGCTTTTAGATCTGAGTATAAGGTTAATGGGTTATATCACAAAGTATTTGTGGTTTATGTTTAGAAAGGAATGTCGATTTGGCTACAGTAGAAGAGGTTGTTAATTATGCCCGTTCTTTGGCGGATCAAGGGGTAGGTACTGATGCTGACGGTTCTTATGGAACTCAATGCGTAGACTTACCAAATAGTATTTCTCAAATTTACTTCGGTAAAATTCTATGGGGTAATGCTATTGACCTATTGGATTCCGCTGCAAGTTTGGGGTATGAAGTTGTATACGATGCTGTGGGAGTAAATCCTAGAGCGGGTGCGATCTTTGTCATGGATACTACTTACCTGTATGGCCACCCTTATGGTCACACAGGTATTGTTATCGAAGACTCAGATGGTTACACAATCAAAACTATCGAGCAAAACATTGACGGTAATGCTGATTCATTATACGTTGGTGGTCCTGCACGATACAATGAACGTAACTTTGATGGTATTGTTGGATGGTTCTATCCTCCATATACTGGTCTTCCTCAAGGCGACCCTGTCATCGCACCTCAACCAGAGACTCCTGCAGACGAGGTTGTTGTAAATGAAGAAACTGCGAAATTTACAGTAATGGTAGCTGGACTTAATGTCCGTACTGAGCCACACGTTACTGCTGAGATCGTAGAAGTTTACACACCTGGACAAACATTCATTTACGATCAGTGGATGGATGCTGACGGATATCGTTGGTTGTCTTACATCGGTGCAACTAGTGGTAAGCGACGTTATGTTGCTTGTGGTAATGTTGAGAACGGCGAACGCATTAATGCATTTGGTGAATTCTCAGAAGCTTAATATTTGGAGGAAATTTTAAATGACAAAATTGGTTTGGGATCAGGATACTAAACGTTTATACGAATACGGTGTTGATAACGGTGTTCTTTTCCTTAAGAAAAGTGATGGTAGCTACGAAAAAGGTGTTGCTTGGGACGGTTTGACTAAAGTCTCAGAATCACCAGAAGGTGCAGAATCGACTGCTAAATATGCTAACAACAAGAAATACCTTAACTTGCGCTCAGACGAACGCTTCAAAGGTCAAATCTCAGCCTACACTTATCCACAAGAATGGAATAAATGTCAAGGCAAACGTAGCCCTATTACTAACGGAGCTGGTGGTAAGAAAGAACTTGCTGGTGTGACTGTTTCTGGTCAAGCTCGTTCTGACTTCGGTCTTTCATACCGTACTGGTATCGGTAATGATACTGAAGGTTTGGACCATGGTTACATTCTTCACCTTGTTTACTCAGCATCTGCTGGTGTATCAAGTAAAGAATACCAAACTGTAAATGAAAGCCCAGACGCTCTTGAGTTCTCTTGGGACTTCGATACAGTACCAACACCAGTACCAGGTATGAAACCAACTGCGCACGTTGAAATCAACAGCACTTTGGTTGACAAAGACAAACTTGCTGAGCTTGAGAAGAAGATTTATGGTTCTGCAGATTCTGAACCAACTCTTCCAACACCAGAAGAAGTGTTCACCACTCTCGGTCTTGTCGCTGGGTAATTAGAATTTAATGACGTGGGATAGGGGTTGGACAACTAAGGTTCGTGTTGGCGTCAAAAATTCAAAATGAAATATAAATCTACATTAAAGGAGTATAGAGATGATTTCTAAAACAGTAACTTATAACAACTTACTCACTGGGGAACCAGTAACAGAGGAACTTTGGTTCCACTTACGTAAAGACGAAATTATTCGTATCATGGGTCGTGCTAAAAAGGATTGGGACGACTATATCAAAGAAATGATGAGCCGTGAAGACGTCGATGAGATCTTCGACTTTGCTGAATCTATTCTTAAGATGGCTTACGGTGAACGTTCTGAAGATGGCCGTACTTTCCGTAAAGACAAGAAACTTCAAGAAGACTTTGCTAACTCTGAAGCATACTCTGAACTATTTATTGATATGATTACAGACGCAGTATCTGCAGATGGTAAAGAAACTTCTAAGTTCTTTAGCGCCCTTGTAGGTGATCCAAACAAAGGAACTGTTCCGGAATCAGTTTCTAAACTCAAGAAATAAGATAATTGAGGGGTAAATTTACACCCCTCTTTTATTTTTATTTGATAGCGAGGTATATATGTTAGTTATTGATACACCCGATCGGGAATACTATAATGAGGACACGTATCAATTCATAACTATACCAGGTCGCCGTTTACATTTCGAGCATAGTTTAAAAACTGTTGCGGAGTGGGAGACATTATATCGCAAGCCTTTTTTAACTCGAGAGGAAAAGACCACTGCTGAGCTCTTTGACTATTTCTTATTAATGTGTCAAGAGGATATAAGCTACTCGGATTTAACACCAGATGTAATAGAACAGGTTTCAATGTATCTGGAGGATAAGCCAACAGCTACAGTTATCAATCCAGTGGAGAAACCAAGTAATAATGGAATGGTTATGACGTCAGAGGTTATATATGCTTATATGGCCAACGCGAGGGTTCCATTCGAATGCGATACTTGGAACATTCATAGACTCTTAACTCTTTTAGGTGTCATCGGTGAATTCAACGCACCTAAGAAGAAGAAGTCTACGAGTCAAATATTGGATGACTATGATCGTATTAACAATGAACGGCAAGAGAAAATTCGTAAGATGCGAGAGGAGCGTGAACGAAATGCGAATAAAGGTGCAGACAATTAAGAAGAAAACTGGGTTGTCTACAATGGCTAAGAAAGCCGAAAATATGGATTCAGTTCGACATGCTTTACAATCTCGTGGACGGAGTGGATTGAGCCGGCTGATTTCTGCTACTCCTAAACGATCAGGGTCAACAGCTTCTTCTTGGGGTATGGAGGTTGAAAAATCTCAAAACGGTTTAAGTTTATACTATTCCAACTCTAAGAAGATTAAAGATGGTACTCCTCTTGTTGTGCTTATTGTTAACGGCCACGGTACTGGTACTGGTGGATATGTTCCTGCTAATAACTTTGTTACTCCTATTGTAGATTCTATTGCAGATGAGATATTGAGGGAGGTGGAAAAAGTAATTGAGTAGACAAATAATTGAAGAACGTCTTATTAAGCTCGGTATTGATAATGAACAGTTCAAGACAGGTCTTAAAGAGTCCTTATCGTCTCTTGAAGACTTAGATAAATCCCTTGCAAAAGTCGATGGTAAATCTAGCTTTGCAAATACCGAGAAAGCCACTAAATCTCTAGGTCGCTCCCTTACCGAATTAATGGGCTCTGCCCCTAAACTAGGGGATATGTATATGGGCGCCTTTAATAAAATCGGATCTGCTGTTGGTAGTGCGACAGGAACCTTTAGTAAATTTGCATCTGGTGTCTTAAACTTTGTTTCTCCTATAACGTTAGGTGGTAAGCAAGCATCTGAGGCTATTCAATCCATTGATACCTCAGTTCAACAGACCAGTGGTAAATTTAGCATGCTACAATCGGTAGCATCTATTGCCTTGGGTAATATTGCAGCTAATGCTACAATGGCCGGCTTGTCTATGGCAAAGAACTTTGCGGGTAAGATACTTCACACAATCGCTCCGCTTAAAGCAGGGTTTGGTCAGTTTGAGGACAAGGTTAACTCAGTAAACATGTTGGTTGCTGCATTGGGTAAATCTGAAATGGGTCACATTACTGGATCCCTTGATGAGTTGCAAAAGTATGCAGAAACAACTAAATACTCAGTTAAGCAAATGCACAACTCACTTGCTCAGTTCGTAAATGCCGGGGTGGGTCTAGATGATGCCACTACCGCATTGAAAGGTTGGGGTAACCTGGCCGCTTCTGCTGGTGCAAGCACAGATGGATTTAACCGCTCACTCCAATTCGGGGTACAACAAGCATTACAAATGGGTATGATGAATACTCAGAACTGGATGTCTGTTGAAAATGCGGGTATGGCCACTAAACGGTTTAAAGATATCTTGGTTGAAACTGCTAAGGCTTTAGGACAAAACGTTGACTTATCTGAAGGATTCCGGGGGTCTCTTAAAGACGGCTGGTTGACTAATGAAGTCTTAATTAAATCCCTTGAACAACTTGCTAACGATGAAACTTTGAAGAAGATGGCTTCTGACTTCCATACCTTTGGTGAAGCGGCAGAGGCTGTTGCAGACCAAGTAACATCTGGATGGGCTCGTGTATGGGAAACCTTATTTGGTCAAGCAGGTAGTGATGAGCTTACTGCATTCTGGACTAAATGGGGTAATGCCGCCGCCAATGCTTTGAGTGCAACTGCTGACAAGGCTAACGAGTTTGCGAAAGCATTCGTGTCTTTAGGTGGACGTGACAAAGTAATGGGTCTTATGGATTCGGTATTTGGATCTATTGGTGGAGTCTTTAAATCTATTGGTGGCGCTTTCACCCATGTATTTGGTGGAAACGTAAGTACTGTAGTTGGGCAAAAGCTAGTCGATATTATTGGAAAACTTTCTGAGAAATTAAGACTAGGAAGCGCTGAACTTCATGCATTCCAACACATCTTTATTGCAGTCTTCCAAGGTCTTAAATGGATCGGTACTGAAGTAGGCGCTAAGATGAAACTTATCGCTACGCTTATTCCAAACCATATGATCAAGGACTTCATTCTGATCGTTGGTATGATAGCGAAAGCTCTATGGACAACTATCCGTGCGTTCGAAGTATTTATTAGTAAACTAATAAACTTCAGCAAGATCGGTAAGGTCTTTAGTTTCGTAGGAAACGCTATTAATAAGTTCTGGGATGCAGTCCATAATGGTTTAGCCAACTTCTCTGAGAAGTGGTCTGCTGCATTTGATAAACTTCCTGGTGGCGTTGCAAAAGTCATGGATTGGCTTAAGAAATTCTGGGAAGTAATTAAATTACTAACTCCTGCTATTGGACACCTTAAGCAAGAATTACACGGATTCTTCTCTAAGATTGCTAATCCATTTAAGACTTTAGGTCATGCCCTTGGTGATAACGGTAAGAAATTCAATGAGTGGTCATTCTGGGTAGGTAATGCTGTACAGCGATTCCCTATCTTCGGTAAAGCTCTAGGTAAGTTCATTGTCGGATTCTCGCATTTCAATGATGCGACTGGCCGTATGGACTCTTGGGCTGGACAATTCGGTCATAAACTAAGAACACACCTTTCAGGTTTCTACAACAGCCTACGTAACAACTACCGACGGACTATCACAAGTCATAGAACGTTCTGGAATAGCCTTAATGGGGCTATGGACCAAGTTCTTAATCGCCAGATTACAACATGGAAGCAGTTTCGTGAAGCTGTTAAGTGGGAATATTTGATTCCGCCTGGTATTCGTGACATGTTTAAGAACTTTAAGTTCTCTATGCCTGATATGTCAGGGCTTAAGAAAGGTTTCGCGGCCTTTGCGTCTAATCCTTTTGGCGCAATCAAGAGCGGTACCCAAGGACTTTCAAAATGGTTAGAAAACTCTACATTTTCTCTTAAGGCCTTTGGTGATATTGTTCGTAAACACTGGCCTACTCTTGGAGAGTATGCTGATAAATTAGACAAAGTAAAATTCTCATTGTCTTTTCTTAAACCAGTTGTGGATAGTGTCGGTAAGGCATTTGAATGGTTTAATTCTAAGATCTCGAAGATTAGCTTTGGTAAGATTAACTTCGGTGGTGCTGGTAAAGTCTTTAGTGACGCCGGTAAAGCGCTTACTGCGAACTTCTCTGAAGGTATTGTTCCTGGTATCGTTAAATCTATTGACGGATTCCGTAAGTGGGTTGGCGAGCTAGGTGCTGTTAAATCTATCTTTGGTGGCCTAGGATTAGGGGCAGGCGTTATCGGCGAAGCCTTTAATACCATTCGTAAAGAAATGGTCAAATCTAAGATTGACTTCAGTAACTTTAAGACAACCCTAGAAACATTTAAGGGCTGGTTCCATGGTTTCTGGCATGGCTTAGCTAATGTCGTATCCGGTGATACTTTCTCTAAAATTGGAGCAGGTATCAAGAACGGATTCAGCACAGCTATGAGCTGGATATCTAATACGTTTGGGCCATGGTTCAAAGGATTCTTCTCAAGCCTACCATCTAGTGTACAACATACTTTAACTGGTCTATGGGATCTAATTAAACAATTCGCTTCATCAATCGGATCAAGCTTTAAAGACACAAACTTCTCATTTAAGAACTTTGGAGAGGTTGTCGAGTCTGTAAGTAAGGGTGTTAAGAAAGCCCTTGAAGAGATTGGGAAAGTCCTTAAGAAGATCTGGGACGGCTTTAAAGATCTGTTTAAGGTTACCGGTGTATCTGCTGATGAACTTACAGAGGCTGACTTCGGAGATCGTAAGATGAAAGAAGCCGAAGCCGGAATGAACCGTTTGGGCGATAGCGTAGACCGTGTCCATGAAAAGAGCAAAGGTGTCTTTGCAAGTATTGGTGACATGGCCAAACTTCTTGGTGAGACATTCAGTGCTGTATTAGCACCATTCAACAAAGCAGACTCTGCGGCAGTTGGTAAGATTCTTACATTGGCCGCGGCGATTATTGTGCTTTGGAATACTCGTAAGAAAGTGCTCGGTATTAAAGACATGTTCCGGGAATTCGGTAAAGGTATTTTCGAAGGGGCTAACTCCGTAACTGGATCTCTTACGAATATGTTTAAAGCTATTAGCGGACACTTTAAAGCCAAAGCCAAATTCCAAAATATTAAATCCTTTGCATTAGCTATTGCTACTTTGACAGGTTCGTTATTGGTGCTATCAATGATTCCTGCTGATAAACTTCAACGAGGGGTCCTTGGGCTTGTAGCAGTTCTTGGCGCATTTGAAGTGTTCTACTTAACATTGTCAATGACAACCAAGAAGTTCGACCAAAGCAAAGTTCAAAATGCTAAAGATATGATGCTTGGTATGCTTGGCGTAGCAGGCTCTATTCTTATGATCTCTGGATCTGTCATGCTGCTAGGTAAGTTGGATGGAAATTCTCTTACGAAAGGTCTTCTTTCTGCAGGCGCTATCCTTGTAGCAATGGGCGGTCTGATGGCTATAATGGCTCATATGCAACGAAATGCTAAAGGGTTTGATGGGGGGTCTGCTAAAATCTCTATTGGTATTCTAACTTTTATTGGTTTGGCTTATTCAATTAAGAAAGTCGCCAAGGTAGTTAAAGATATCGGTACTTTGGATGCAGATTCTCTTAAGAAAGGACTTGCTTCTATAGGCGTTATCATGGTCGGTATAATGGGGGTTCTTTATATGGCTAAGAACCTTAAGGATGTTAAGACTTCATCAGTTCTTACATTCATTACCATGGCCAAAGCCGTTGCAGGGATCTCCAAAGCGGTAAGTGAACTTGGGTCTCTTGATACCGAGGTTCTTAAGAAAGGCGGAGCAGCAGTTACTATCATGCTTGCTGTTATCGGCGGTATTGCATTAGCGTTTAGCAAACTAGATAACACTAAACAATCCTTTACTAAGAATGCTCTTGTTATGTTCGGTGGTATTGCCGGAATGCTGTATATGATGCGTAGCTTAGCGCAGAATATTGGCTCGATGAAGAACCCAGATGCTATTGTACAAGCTCTTGGCGCTATGGCGGTGGTTACAGCAGCCTTTGGCGCTCTAGCTATGGTTCTTCAAAAGAACAATATTGCAGATAAAGGAATAAACGAAGGGATCAAGAACCTAGCTGTACTTTCAGGTTCCGTCCTTGTTGCTTCTGCTGGTCTTCTTCTTCTAAGTAAGATGGAAGGTAGCTTCCTTAAAACTGTTGGTGCCTGTCTTGCCCTTGTTGGTGTAGTTTATGCCTTTGTTAAAATCGGGCAAGCCGCTCAGAACATCAAAAAAGAAGGTGTTATAGGTCTTGCCGCAACTGTCGGGGCATTGATGGTTTCGGTATATGCTCTGAAAGAGTTGACTACTATACCTGTGGATCATATTCTAACTCAAGCACTTGTTCTAGTCGGAGTTGTTGGTGCAATCGCTACTATCGGAGGATTACTTGGTAAAGTTGGTGGTTTTGAAGCTATAGCAGGGCTTACCGCACTTGGCACATCTCTTCTTATGATCGGTGGCGCTATTGGTATTGCGTCTGCTGGTATCGGCTACTTCTTACAAGGTATTGCTTCCGTTATAGATGCTATTACTCGACTTATCGATACCGTATCACGGCTTGGTAAAGAAGGTGGTGAAAACTTCCGTAAGTTCTTTGCTGAGGCATCTAAGTCATCTGGCGATATCGCTGAAGTTGTCGCTGGTATGGCGGAAGGTATGGTTGTTGGTATGGTCCGCGGTATTAGCGGTAATATCGGTAAGTTTATTGAAATCGGTGTTCAACTTATTAAAGGCATCATCATTGGTCTAGGTCAAGCGGCTGGTGATATTGCTAATGCTCTTATTGAGATCGTAGCGAATGCTGTTGAAGGACTGATTAATCGAATTCCGCAATTCGTTATTAATATCACGGATGCCTTACTACGGGGTATTCAACAGATTGCCCAATGGTTCCGCAATAACCGTAATGTTATTGCAGTGGCTATCCTTGAGATGTTCGAAGCAATGTCTGAGGTTATTATTGAGGCGGTTTCATCTCTTATCGGTATGATCTTGGATCTTCTAAGTAACATTCCTTTGATTGGTGGCATGTTTGAAAACGCCAAGAAGGGTATGGAAGACATGGTCGAGGGTTGGCTAAATATGCAACGTAAGGCCGTGGATAGCGCTAAGAAGTATGCTGAGATTGTTACTACCGAAGGTATTACCAAAGCCATTGAAACAATGGATAAACTCGGTCCTGCTGAGATGGCCGCGGCTATGCGCTTTGCTGGAAATGCAAAAGATGGGCTTGAATACTTCAAGATTATCTGTTCTCAATTGGGTATCCAAGGTGCCGACGAGTTTATTAACGGTCTTAAGAATAAGACTATTGATGCTACTGCCGCTGGTCAGCTCTTTGCTAAGATGGTTGAAATGGGTATGTCTGAAGCGCAGGTTAAACAGATTGCTGAAAAAGCAGGATATGACTATGCAAATGGCGTACTTACAGCTAAACCTGAAGTTAAGGCAAATGCCGACGATATCAAGAAAACCCTTGAACAAGGACTTGGTGGAGACGGTAATTGGGACATGAGCTTACTTAATGGTGCATTCAATATGCTGAACGAACACCTTGGTGGTCAACTTGATATGACCAAAGCGCTAGCTGGTCTTAAGTCTGGACAGATCCCTCAAGAGATGCTCCAGAAAATGGCGGAGGGTGATTTCTCAGGCATGTCCATGGAACAAATACAACAGTATTTGTCTGGATTTGATGGGTCTGCAGAAGCCGCAGGTAAGAGAGCCGAAGAAGTTAAAGCCGCTGTAGAAGTAGGGCTTTCTGGAAACGGTAATTTCGATGTCGGTCTTGTAACCCAAGCATTTACGAACTTGGATACATATTTGGGTGGACGTTTGGATGTTACTCTAGCGGTTGCCGCACTTAAAACTGGTCGAATTCCACCTGCGATGCTTGCGGAGTTAGCCAATGGAGATTTCTCTCAAGTTTCACAAGCGCACATGGATGACTTCATGAGGCCTGTTGAACAGGCTCCTGAACGAGCTGGCGCAGAAGTTGATAAGACAAGAGAAACGGTATCGAGCAAGATTGACGGTATGTATTCTGAGATACTTCCTAAAATTGGTATTAGTCAAGAAGAAGCTAATAAATTACTTTCTAACTATGAGTCTGGCAAATATATGACTCAGGAAGAGCTACATAAAGTAGGTCAGATTATTATGGCTTCTCGTGGAGAAATTAACCAATCTGCGAAGTCTGTTGCCGATAATGCAAATAAAGGTCTGGAAACCGTTGATGGTAAACCGGCAGGTCACAAAGCGGCAAAAGATTTTTCTGATACAATAAATTCAGGAGCCGGCAAAGCACAAGGTGCTGGTGCCGCTTTAGCTACTGCCGCTGGTAATGGTATGACGTTTGATGCGTCTGGATCAGGTGCGGCAATATCTGAATCATTTGCGGCAGGTATTGCAAGCTCTAGAGCGATTGCTGCTGTACAAGGTGCCGTGGGTTCTATTATGGCCGCAGCTCAACGCTTGTTCCCACACTCTCCGGCAAAAGAAGGTCCTTTCTCTGGTGATGGATGGAGACAAGTATCTAGATCCGGACTTGCTATTATGACTGAATTTGCTTCAGGTTTGGGCTCTACAGGATCCTTTAATGCTGTTAATAACGGTCTAGGAAAAGTCCAACAATATATTCAAGATGCTCTTGGTGAAACATCGGAATACCTTGATGATAACATGGAACTTTCTCCTGTGATTTCTCCTGTTCTTGATATGTCTAATATCGATGGGTATAAATGGAACGGAGTTGGTTATCTTGGTCTCACTGGTACAAATATTGATTATTCGTCGCTTAATCCTACAAGCCGTAGTATTGCTTCTAATCGTTATTCTATTGATGAAGTGGTACGGGGATTAAACAATGTAGACCAAAAATTGGCGACGCTTACTGAGAACTCTGCTGTTGGGAACGACCTTCTTGCTCAAAGACAGGTTAACCCACTTTACTTTGATAAAGATCTTGTAAGTCGTTCATTGGCGCCAGGAATGGCAGATGCGCAACGGACTTATAATGATCGATTAAATATGTTAGATGGAGTGTTACCACGATTATGAGAGATGAAAGCTATTTCTCCATAATCTTTGGTGAAGGAACCGATGCTGTTGATATCGGTAAACTCCTTGATGCTGTAACTAAAGTTGAACGTAATGCTGGTGCTGGTCAGGAACATACATATTCTGCCGGTACTGGCCGTTTTGGTAAGACATGGATATCAGGGCGAAGAAGTTCGTATGATATTACTATTGAAGGACAAAAGACAGGTAGCCCTGCTGAGTTACTTTCGCTTCGTACGAAATTGGCTAGGGCTCTTGACTGTCCTGATGGACCAAAGAAATTGCAGTTCGATGATCAGGATGGTAAATATTATCTTGCCGTTACAGCAGGACAACCGAAGTTTACTGAAGATTTACAGAAAAGTCAGGCTACGGTGTCTATTTCCTTTGAAGTCCCAGATGGTTTATTACATTCGGAGCTTACGAAGGTGTTGACATCAAAGACAAACTCGCCTGATATTGGATCTCTTACTAAAGATGGAGCTATTGTCAAAATGACTTTAAATAATGCAGGAAGTGCACCAGCATATCCTCGCATTAGAATTAAGAACGCTGGAACTAACGGTTGGATTGGTATTGTTAATAAAAACGGTGTGATGGAAATTGGTACGAGCTCCTCGGGAAGAGATGGGGCTGTAACTGCTTCTGGATCATATGACCAATCCCAACTACTTCTTAACTTAACACCAAACGACTCTGCTGGATGGCGTAAAGGTGTGAATATTGGAGGTAAACTTAGCTCGCAATCTCCTTTGGCTGTAGCTAACCACGCCGAGATAAGCGACTTAACACTCGACTGGGCGCCAAGAGATGCGGGTAGCGTAGGCTATCCCTGTCCTGGATTACACTGGACTCGTTCCGGGTCTAAGGGTGTCGGTCAAGACTGGGGGTGCGCTGTGTATGAGTATGCTCTGCCCGCCGATAAGAACAATAATAAAGGTGCTAAGAACTTCCGTTGCGACTTCAACCTAAAGCTCTGGGCGTCTAAAATTGGCCAAACTGGTCTGTTAGCAATTATGTTTATGGATGATAACGACCGACTTATCTGTGCATATGCCTTGGATAAATGGACGACTGATAGCGATAGGACCGTACAGTACTTTACTACTAAGGATATCCATCAACAACCTCGTGAAGATAATGAGTTCGGATCTAATGACAATGAGCCAGGTCAACAACGACCTAACCCTGCTTTTAATAGCAGAACCGGTAACGCTTATGTTATTAAGGATGGGGCTAAGTTCACATATGGTTATAACGGGATACCGAAAACTGTTGTCGATGCTACCAAAGAGAACTTGGAATGTACTAAGATCTGGATTCTATATGGTCGACTTCGTAATGAACGGCCTGGTGTGGGCCACCTAGATACTCTATGCGTGCAATCACTTAAGTTCCAGAAGACTAACGTGCAACGTTACGACCTAGTTCCTAACAAGTATAACGCTGGTAGTGAACTTGTTGTCGATATGTATGAGGGTAAGATCTCATATATAGCAGATCCAGAGGCATCTAGCCAAGGGGTCGGAGCTGAAGGAGATCTAGCAAATGGATCTCGATACTTTGCAATCCCTCCCGGGGAGTCGCAACTTGAAATTCATTCTTCCGGATTTGTTACAACAGCCCCTGAGGTTATTGTAGAGTGGGAAGAAGCATGGCTATAAGAAAGGAGGCCGAAACTTCAAAATGAATGTAAAACCTGCATGGCAGTTAGCAGTTCATGATAACGCAATGAATATTGTTGATCATATTAACAACGATGTTCCGGGTTCTCTGAAATATTATGATGAAGAGTTCCATCAATACTGCGGTAAGGGTTCGGCTACCTTTACTTTTACTGTCGATAAATATTCAAATGGCGTTCTAAACGAACGTATAGCCAATCTCACTACTGAGTCATATATCTCTTTCCATGAAGACGATACCGATTATGTGTTTAACGTAATGACTCGTAGGGAAACCGACTATACTATTACATTAGAATGTGTTACAACTAACTTAGAGTTACTTAATGAGAAGGTTGTTGCTTATGAGAGCAAGGAGGCTAAGTCATTCCTAGAGTACATCGAAGCTATGCAACTCTTTAAATTCACTCGTATTGAATTGGGTATTTGCGAAATTCGTAATACCAAACAGACGCTTAAGTTTGAGTCTGACGATGATACATGTCTGGCTCGGATCCTTAAACTTGTCGAAGCGTTTGATGGTGAGATGGAGATTATAACCAAACTTACCGATGGTGGCCAGATTGATAAGTATATACTTAATGTTTATAAATCTCGCAATGTCGCAAAAGATAATGAACCTGGTTTAGGACGAGTTCGTACCGATATTCGGTTACAGATGGGTCGGGACGTCGCTTCTGTTATTAAGAAAGAAGATAAGACTAATCTCTTTTCTGCTATCCGGATGCGGAACAAAGACGGTGCATACATTACCTTCCCTAACTCTCGTGAAATTAAAGCAGCAGACGGTACACACGTTGAGATGTATTGTAACCGGGGGTCTCATACAATCTATGCCCCTATCTCTGCTAAGCTCTATCCTTCCGTGAATAAACGGGATAACTGTGACCCATGGATTGTGCGTGATGTGAAAACTGAGTTTACTAACGCAGATGAAGCATGGGCATACGGTGTTAAGATGCTCCGTAACTATATGTACCCTATTACAACATGGGAGATTAGTCTTAACTCTGCGATGGCCCTTCAGCGTTACGACATCAAGATTGGTGATGTAATCTTCATGACCGATGAAAACTTTGTCGGAGGATTACTTATTCGAGCTCGTGTCGTTGAGATGGTTCGTTGTTCTACAGATCATAGTAAGACTAAACTTACATTGTCTAATGTCGTTGCTATTCGACCAACTAACAACTCAACGTTGATGAATACAATGTCACGGATGATCAATGATGCTCAACCTTTCAAAATGACTGTAAAAACTACAGGGCCTACTATGTTCCGTGAGTTGACAGATAGCTGTGAGCTTATTCCTACTTTATATAAGGGTAAATCTGAAGTTACAGATGTTGATTTCAGTTACTTCATTGACAACAACCTTGCGGGTAGTGGAACTAGGTTCCGGGCATCAAGATCTAATATTGGTACTAGCGGTAATGCACTGATTACTATTCAGGCTTGGGTTCAAGGCCAGATGGTTGAGTTCCAAGATGTGACAATCGCTACTGTCAATGACGGTGTCTCTCCTGTACTTACAGTGATTGAGTCTAGTAACGGCGACGTGTTTAAGAATGGTATTATAAATACTGTGCTGACTGCTAAGCTGTTTAGGGACGATGTTGAGATTGATACACGAGGTGAAGCCTTTAACTATATTTGGACAAAGACTAATGCCAATGGTGAAGTTGATGAACCATGGGGTCAGCGTCCTGAGTCTAAAGTTAAGAGTGTCAGTGTCACTCGTATTGACGTCGAAGATAAAGCAACATTCTCAGTTGCTGTTGTAACTAAGTAAGGAGGTGGTGGTATAATGAGTTTAATTTCAACTAGTCAGATTACTATTGTCGATTTGGATGACGGCAGAACCCAATATACACACCTTGCTTGGTGTAACTTTGGCTTAAAAGTTAATCAAGATGGGTCTAACGCTTACCTCGCATTTACTAAAGATCCGGAAGAAGGGCGCGTATTAACTCATATAGGTATATACCAAGATTTCAATTTCGCAGGTAGTGACCGTCCTGAAGATTATCATTGGTCTAGATGGCATGGTGCTGACGGCGCTAACGGTCTTCCAGGTAAGCCTGGTGCTGATGGCCGTACTCCATATGTCCACTTTGCTTATGCTGATAGCGTAGATGGGTATACTGGATTTACTACGGCCGAAGTACACACGCCAGCTCAGGATATTGACTCAGAACCAACTAAGGTTAAAGTCGACGTATCTAAGAAACTATACATGGGTACTTACACCGATTATACTGAAGAAGATTCGAATGACCCGGCAAGATACCACTGGCAGAAAGTACGTGGTGCTGATGGTGCTAACGGTACTCCAGGTAAGCCTGGTGCTGATGGCCGTACTCCATATGTTCACTTTGCTTATGCTGATTCGGCTGATGGCAGAACTGGTTTTACTGTATATGGAGATCCTAATAAGAAGTATATGGGTACTTACACAGACTTTGAAAAAGCCGATAGTACAGACCCTACCAAGTATAAATGGTCTCTTATAAAAGGTGCAGATGGTGCTAACGGTGCCCCAGGCCCTCAGGGCGTCCAAGGTCTACAAGGTCCTAAAGGGGATCAAGGTATTCCTGGTCAGAGAGGGGCTGACGGTAGAACTCAATACACCCACATTGCCTATGCTGACAATGCCTATGGTAATGGGTTCAGTCAGACTGCAACAGGCAAAGCCTATATCGGTATTTACCAAGACTTTAACCCTACTGACAGCACTACTCCGTCTTCTTATCGATGGACGAAGTGGAAAGGTGACGATGGGGCTAACGGTATTCCAGGTCCTAAAGGTACTGATGGTAAGACACCGTATATTCACTTTGCTTATGCTAATTCTGCAAATGGTACTAGTGGATTCAGTGTCAGTGATTCAACTAACAAAGAGTATATTGGTACCTACACCGACTTCACAGAAGCCGACAGTACTAACCCTAATCTTTACAAATGGACTAAGATTAAGGGTGCTGACGGTGCTAAGGGCGATAAAGGGGAGCGAGGTGACCGTGGTTTACAAGGCCCTGCTGGTCCCGCCGGTCCACAAGGTATTCAAGGTCTACAAGGCCCTAAAGGTGATCAGGGTATTCCTGGCCCTAGAGGGGTAGACGGACTAACACAATACACACACATCGCATATTCTGATGCTGATGACGGTCGTATTGGTTTCAGTCAAACTGACTCTAACAAGCCTTTTATTGGTCTCTACCAAGACTTTATTCAAGAGGATAGCCCTGAACCGAGCAAGTATCGCTGGACTCGCTGGAAAGGTCAAGACGGTGAGCAAGGACTTCCAGGTAAGCCTGGCGCTGATGGTCGTACTCCATATGTTCACTTCGCTTATGCAAATAGTGCAGATGGTAGATCGGACTTCAGCTTAGCCAACTCTAGTGGTAAGAAGTACATCGGTACTTATACAGACTTTGAAGTAGGTGACAGCAGTGACCCTGGCCGATATAAATGGGTATCCTTGAACGGAGACTTGGTTATCGGTGGTCGTAATCTTTGGATTAATAGTAAAGTTACGGGCTATGCTGCTATAGAGAAACTCCCAGAGAACCATATAACTGGTCAGACTGAATGTTTCAGATTAGAATCAATACCAGGAAAAAGGGGTGTATTTTTCAGTATAGCACCGGAGTTCACAAGTAGACTCTATACGACAGTTACAATGAGTTGCTGGGTGAAATATGAGAATGTAAAACGCGGTAAATACGGCTGGACAAACTTTAATGTCTTTAAATCAGGAGGACTTTGGAGACGTAACTCTAAGTCGGGACAAGTGTCTTCAGCGGATTATCCAGGTATGTTCGGATTCGTCGGTAGCTCTGACTGGATTAGACTTGAAAAAGTTTATAACTTCGGATGGGATACAAGATATGACCAGCTAAGAACAGACCTAAGAATCATACTAGAAGATACTGAATCAGGTACCGCCTGGGTCACTGGTGTCAAAGTCGAGATCGGTAACACTGCGACTGACTACTCTGTTGCCCAAGAGGATATAGATAGTGCTATTGCTTCTAAAGCCGACCAGTTACTGACCCAAGACCAGATTAACCAACTCTCTGAACGTAATGCACTTCTCAAAGCTGAGCTAGATGCGAAAGCTACGCAGGAAGTAGTTGACGAGTGGATTAACCAAGTTCATAACCTTATGGATATCGAAGAGGCTGGTCGAAAGGACGCTGAGCAAGCCGCTATTCGAGCTAGTGAGCGTATTGCCGAGTTGCAGAACAAAGTTGGTGAACTTAAGATCGTGACCGAGTTCGTTAATACCTACATGTCTCAATCAGAAGAAGGGATTATTGTAGGCCAGAAAGATGGTTCCTCAAAAGTCTTAGTATCAACAGATCGCATCTCTTTCATATCTGGGGGTAAAGAGGTTGCATCAATCTCTCAAGGTGTGTTACAAATTGATAACGGGGTGTTCGTCAAATCGCTTCGTATCGGTCGATTTGTTACAATGCAAGACCCGTCAAATCCAGATAGAAATATAACATTATATGTAGGAGGTGCATAATAGATGGTAGTAGTAAACTTCTCCGGTCCTTGGGCAGGGAATGTGCAATTAGAATTATGGTCTGATTGGAATGTTCAGAAACCTGAACAGAATGCGTCGCTTGTTAATGTGCAAGTTCGGTTAATTTCCTCAGGTGGTGGTCAGATCTTCTCAGGGAATGGCGGTAAACGTCTATGGTTGAATGTTGGTGGTATAGAAGAACATTACGACATCGACCCCGTTATTGGTAAAAACCAGAAACGTGCTATCTTTGGTAAAGACTACCTTATCCCACACAACCCGGATGGTACTAAGACTATTACTGTATCCTGTGAGTATGTCGTTAACTTGGGCGGGTATGGTACTGCGAAAGCACAGTTTACACTCAAACTCAAGGATATTTTCAAGGGTAGTAAAGGTAAGGACGTATCTGGTACAATAGGTAGTCCTGTAACTCTCTCAGTTGATCGTAATGATACAAGGTATACACATGCTGTAGAAGCGGAGCTTGGTAATTGGAAACAGAATATCAATGGAGATAGTCGATTCGTTTCCACTTACAACTGGACACCGCCTATGGAGTTGTGTAATCAAGTTCCTAATTCTGATAAGGGTGTTGGTAAGGTTAGATATATAACTTACCAAAATGGTAAAGAGATTGCTAGGGATGAGAAAAACTTAACACTAGCTGTTCCGGCATCAGTTAAACCAACCTTATCATCATTCTCAGTTCGAGATACCAATACTGCTGTCAATAACTTGCTGGGTGATAATAAGTTTGTTTCAGTTCTATCTAATCTGAAAGTCGATTTCTCTAAAGGAACTGGGGCATATGGATCAACCATATCTAGTTACTCAGCAACTATTGTCGGTAAACCAAACTCTACTTATGATGAAGATGGGGTTATCGGTAGTATTGAAATGGTTGGTAATGCTGTTGTAGAGGCGACTGTTACCGATAGTCGAGGTCGAACTAGCGAACCTAAACGGGTTAGTATAGAGTTCCTTGACTACTTCTTACCTCAGATCAGTTTTGAGGCTAAGCGGGTTGGGAGTAACGGTGAGCAGATCCAGGTCATTCGTAATGCTAAAGTGGCTCCCCTCCCAATGAATGGTAGTCAGAGAAATACAATGCGAATAACATTTAAAACAGCACCGTTTGGATCTAATACATTTACTCAAGATACTGGACCCGCTAATGTTTTATTTAATTCAACATCTCAGATAACTAACTCAGCCGCTAACCTAGATGGTGCTTTCTCTTCTGGTAGTTCTTATGTTATCATAGGGACTGTTCAAGATAAGTTTACTAGCTCCGAGTTCAGGGTTGAAGTCCCAACAAGATCTGTACTCATGTCTATGGACCAGACTGGGGTTGGTATTGGTAAGATACGGGAACGTGGTGTTCTTGACGTTGCTGGTGATGTTTACGCCTCAGGTCAGTTGAATGTAAATGGTATTCGTGTTGCTAATAAGACTATTCAACAATATCCATTAACATCGCTTGAAGGTAGAATCCAAGACGTTCGATTGTCTAGAAAAGACTTTAACACCTTTACTGAAACTGGCATCTACATGGTGCTAGGGAAAGCCAGAGGGGCAACTAACGGCCCTGACACACAAAAACATGGTATGCTAGAAGTATATGCACTTAACCATAAAGAGGTATTCCAAAGGTTCATGGATGACCGCTTGAACACCTGGATTCGATGGCGAGACTGGGGTAATAACTGGACTGAATGGGAACAGACTTACGTGTGTAAGGCAGATATTCCTGCCCCTGTTGTAGAAAAGCCGAAGTTTATCCATAAGGACTTTACTGATAATATTCCGTATAAACTACCGGCGACAATCACCAGAAGCGGGGATCTAGTAACTATTCACATACCCAGAACGATTAAGACGATCGTACAACGGATCGAAAACTTCTTATGTCCTGAAACCATACCTGTAGGCTTTAGACCAACTAACGTCGCTACTATGATATTAGCACTGAACGAGTCTGCTAACTTCTTAGGAAACGCTATGTATTATTTCCACCCAGACGGCTCGATACGTATTACTACAGGTATTACTAAGACCGCTGTGTATACGGGGACTATCACCTACATTACAACAGACCCGTTCCCAGATAAATAAGGTACCCACCATACAACTATAATTAAGAAAGGAGATTTAAGTGTCTAAACTAGAATTTAAATCTAAATCGTTGGACTATGATCCAACTAACAACAAGCAAACTCATGTCATTCTTGTTGACGATAATAACTCAGTAGTCAACGTATTCCTAGAGGAGGCGGCTATTGACCTAAGTAACGCTGAGTTGTATAAGTTAGCTATGCAGAAGCATTATGACATCAACTTCCCTAAAAAGGCTGAGAATGAGCGATTTGAAAAAGTCGATGAGAAACTTGGTTCTATGGATGACGCAATGGATGTCCTTGTCGCATTTGCGGTATCTATTCAAGGGAATATGAACCTGCCTGCATATCGCCGAATCGCATCTGTAGCGAAACCATTAGTCAATGGTAAGCGATATAACAATGGTGATGTTGTAGTAATGCCATATCCGTATGACACGAACACTAAATGGCCTAAAGATACACCTACCCTACTAACTTTTGCAATGCAATCCGGGGAAGGCTATACTTATAAAGGTCAAAAGCTAGCTGAAATGCTCCAACAAGGAGTACTTAGCGTGGTTATGCCACGTATTGAATAGAGAGGGAATATGCAAGAAAAAGAGTTAATGCATTGGTTTATAACTGTCGTTATTCCAATCGTTATTAGTATGGGTAGCTTCTACATTTCCTCTAAAAACCGGGCGGCTGATTTAGAGCACCGTCTAACCGAGCTTGAAGTATCGGACAAACATAATGAAAAACTTATGGATAGTCATACCTTGAGATTGGACAAGTATGAAGAGGAACAGAAGATTATTCGGGCTTTAGTAGAACGAATGGATTACATGAACGAGAGTCTTAAATCAGTAAAGACGGATATGGACGAGATCAAAGTACTTGTCCGTAGCTACACAGAATCACGAGGTAACAATAAATGAAACTTTCAAACGAACAATACAATACTGCTAAATTCATCTTACTCAACGTAGTACCAGCCCTAGTAACTTTGATTGCTGGGCTTGGTGTGTTGTATGGGTTTGATGCAACTAAGATCACTGCGACAATCGGTCTCTTTGCGACCTTCGCAGGTTCTGTACTTATGATCTCTACAAAACGTTATAACGAAGCGCAAGCCGCAGAAGACGACGGACGTTAATACAAGGAGAAGTTGATGGCAACTCGATCTGAGGTACTTACTTGGGTTCGTAGTCTTGCCGACCGTGGTATCGGGGTTGATGCAGATGGTGCTTATGGCATGCAATGTGTCGACCTCCCTAACATGGTCGCTCAGAAATTCTTTGGGCGTGCTATGTGGGGTAATGGTATTGATATGTTAAAAGCAGGACAGGGTCTAGGCTGGCGTACAACAGGCGGTAATGAGCCACCTCACGCTGGTGCCATATTCTGTATGCGGGTATCTTACCACGGCTACGGTCATACCGGTATTGTAGTTGGTGAGCCTGATGGTAACGGTAACTTCCAGACTGTCGAACAGAACGTTGACGGTGGAATGAGTGGGGGTCCTGCTCGGTACCGTACAAGAAGTTTAGGCAACCCAACAGAAAACATTATCGGATTTATATATCCTCCTTACTCTGACGGACTAGGGTCTACTGGTGGCGGTGGAGGAGGATCAGGCGAAGGAGAAACTATGGACTTTACATTTATGATTGGTGGAGAGGCGGCTTGGAACTCAAGGACCATCTATTACTATAATGGCGCGGTTAATGAGGTACAGCCAATCCACAACATGGAAGAACTGAAATATCTTCGAGCTATTTATCAAGACACTCATGGACGAAGCTTAAAACATTACGAGTGGAATACGTCTGCGCCAGTATATCACCGTATATTTGGGGTTGTTCGACCTACAACTAGGGATGAAAGTACTAAACCCGCATTGAGGTATTGATATGAGTATGTGTTTTACATTCCGTATTGAGGGAAGAGACCCTGGACAACCTTATTTGCATGGTTGGGATCCTCGCAAGGTATATTTCTATAACGGTGATGATAATGAGATTATCTATATCGAGAATGAAGATATCTTAGCTAGACTCCGAGAGGTGTACAAAGAGTCAAGAGGTCGTGATTTAGTACATTATGTATGGACTACAAACGCTCCTGTATTTATACGGATATTTGGTGTATTAAGACCGAATGATGGTACTGGGGTTAAGCGAGAAGGACTAGAAGCGTTAAATCGTAAGATTGCTGAGTACGAAGACGCTTATTGGAAACCAACTCATTTTATGCCTAAGGTTGCCTTGCATATTCGGAAAGAGCCCACTAGAACAAGTGAGTCCTTAGGGGTATGTGATATAAACCGTAAGTATAAAGTCCTTGAGACCGTTACACAATGTGACTGGCACTGGGCTAAGATCAACCACAACGGTATTGTTGGTTGGATTGCTATGGGTGATATAACCGGCGAATGGTATGGTGAGAAATTCAATGAGCCTGGTACATAGCTTGATGAGGGGCGTTGATAGGGTAAAACTTACAACGCTCATTTTTTTTTCAAAAATTTACTTTCTACTATATAGAAAGAGAGGATAATATCATGAAATATTATGTAAATGTAAATACTTGGATTGATGAAGAAGATTTGCTCTTCCAATGCAAAATGGCTATGTACACTAAAGATTGTGTTATGGATGCTATGCGGGAACATTTTGGTTCTCGTATGACACGAAAGGCACGATATTTGGTAGAAAAGCAATATGCTTGGATGGGTAAATTTATCAAGAATCCAAATTTATTATTTGGACATATGATCACTTATTACGGATTGAAAGCTGAAAAAGAACTAGGGATGACACCTGAAGATAAAGCTGAATTACAGGTCATCGGAGCACGCTTGTTTTCTGAGTTGCCAAAAGAGCAACAACAAGAAGCAACCTTGCTATTGATGAGTAAAGTAAAAATCGCTTAATCAGATGGAGGTCTACCCTCCTTCTTTTTTTTTTCAAATTTTTACACTCTACTATATAGAATAGATAAATTATATATTGGAGGAAAATAAAATGGCAATTATTATTATCACATTGGTATTTTTGTTCGTACTTAATAGAGGTATTGTATCTATTATAAAAGGATTTGGTGAATTTCTTTTGAAATTATTCGGTAAAGCCGATTAACTCAAAGGGAACAACCAAGTTCCTTTTTTTTTTACTTAAGGAGGTATATGTCATGCGTAAAAATAAAAAAGAACGGGATATGGGGTTCTGGGAAACCTTATTAGCTATATTCTTATTAGATTGGTTATTCTAAAATATTTACACTCTACTATATAGAATAAAGAAAAGAGGTATATATTATGACCAATATCAAAACTATCTTAATTGAAGATCGTATCAGCATGAAGAAGCTAGTTGCGGAAAACATTAATGAATTGAATGATTGTATAACTAATCGATTTATTTATAATAAAGATTCAGATGGAATTAATCTATTTTTAGATGATTTTAAGAAAATTTATGGAGTTAATAGATCAGTTATCACAAACAATATTGATGTTGTTTTAGCGGCTATTGTTGATGATTTGCATTATAATCCACAATTAAGATTTGACAAAAGTAGTGGTGAATATGTAATCGTAGTTCGATTCTAGAAGGACGCTGGGTAAATTACTCAGCTTTCTTTTTTTTTTCAAAAGGAGTATAAGATGAAACGAGAGAATGCTGTTAAGTTTATTTTTGGGTTTATTATTTCATGTCTAGTTTCCGCGCTTGTAGGCATTTCTATTTGGTTTGGTTATACCATGGCCTATATGAAATATCAACCGCTGCAACAGGAACGGGACATGTATAAAAGCCGGTGGGAGATCAGAGATAAAGCCGCGACCTACTACTATCAACAGTATAAGGACGTTAAGGAAAAATATGATCTCATAAAAAAGGTAAACGAAACTAAAAACAAATAGGGGGTAAACTATTATGTACGACAAAGGAAATTGCCACTTGAAGACAATGGAAGAAAACTGGGAACAAATTCGACGTGACTCAGATAAAAGAAGATACCTTAGTGTTGATGTGACGCGTATCCTAAATAAGGTCCAAAACATGATAAATACCTTTAAACCGTATAGTGTGGAGACCCTTACCGAACCGTTGACCGTTTGCCTGTCATCGACATATTTGAATAAGATATATGAAGAGCAAGGAGTCCCTTACAAGTATTTTGAAGCTGCTTCTAAAGATGTGCTTATCCCAACGTTAATTAACGACTTTGGATATTCTGCAAGATTCAAATATGACAGCTTATTAGACGGCACCATTATCGGTTATAGTGTAGTAATCCAACTACATAAAAAATAATTACACCTCACTATATAGAAAGAGAGGTAACAATTATGTTAAGACGATTACTACGTTTTATTGGTTTCTACTGTCTAGCTGGATATGCTGTTCTTGAGAAGTCTTATATTGATAAGCTGATTAAGAATGGGTATCTGGATAAAGACGCAGAACAACAAAACCGCAGATTGGAAGTCACCAGAATGGTACTTACCAAGCTCAAGAATGAATATTAGTCTGGATTAATTCCCAGGCTTTTATTTTTTTTTATAAAGGAAAAATATAATGACAGACCTATTTAACCCTGAAACATGTATGTTAATGTCGGCAAAAGATGTTCAAAAGAAGTTGGATGATCAAAAACCGGATATGGATTTCACCAGTATCCTAAACGATATCCAATCATTGATTTGTAAACATATTGAAGAGACTCCTTCTAGCAAGTTAGAAATACGTCTTTATGACGCATATTTTAATGAGAAATTCAAAGAAGCAGGAGTTTCTTTTTTAAAATATGGACATTTATTAATGCCAGTTCTTGTTAATTTATTGGAACAACGTTTTGGATATAAAGTGGAGTATAGCTCTTTAAAATATAGACACGTAACCAATATTTATGAGAATTGTTTAACCATTAAATTACCTGATGATAAGAATAAGGAGTAAGAATATGAAGAAATATTACACGACTAAGACATGCAAATTACTATCAAAAAGCGAAAACATCAAAGCTATCGATGATCGAAATAAAGAGATCTTAGAGTCATATGATTTTACAAAAGTTCTAAATAAAATCCAGAGCTCTATTGATAAAGTACAAATTCTATTCGAAAGTGGTACTTTGCAACTGTCAATGCGGTTAATACATTCTGTATATGAAGAAGATGGGATATCTGGTAAATTATACGAAAATCTTGACCAACAATTAATTCATATATTGCATGATGAATTCGATTATAATGCTGAAATAGAGAATATCGGAGGTTCTTTCTTTGGGTCGTATTATTTAGTATTAGACCTTGGCAAATAAATACACTTCACTATATAGAAAGAGAGGTAAACATTATGAAAATGTTCAATAAAATGTTTAATAAATCTTCTAGCAAGAAGATCGAAGAAACCATCAATTCTAAACTTGATGAGTTGAATACTAGACTTGCCGCCGCCGAAATTGGTAGTGCTGAGTATGACGAGACTTTAGGGGAAATTGATATCCTTACTAAATCACTCATGGATATTAAAGATCGTGAGTTGAAAGTTAAGGATAAGAAATTAGAACCTGCAGTCAAAGCAGCTCTGATCACGACTATTGGAGGTGCTGCAGCAAGTATCCTAGGCATTCTTATCATCAGGGATTATGAAGCTGAAGATGGTATCTTCACTTCTAGTGCCAAGTCGTTTATTAAGAAAGTTTATTAACTTTAGGAGAGTGTATACCACTCTCTCTCTTTTTTTTAAGGAGCCGTTATGGAAACTCATACTGAGTATATTTATTATGAACCATATTTTGATAGATCTTTTCGACAGCTATTCTTTAACTATATTTATGGAATAATGTCGGATAACCATCTTGAACCAACCGAAATTGACTTTGAGATGTTTCTAATAATCTTCATGACAACCATGTGTCAAATCAACACGGTTATGACAGCCGATATCGTACGCTATCACAAAGATGATCTGCGTCAAATCTATTTTGGGTATTTTAAAATCCGGGTTGTCACATCAACTTCCCAGGAGACGATTAATAAGATTATTGCCCGGATGCGTAGTAAGATTATTGAGTATGATCTTTCACCAACTGACGTCGATTTTGAGAACTGTATTGATCTTATAAAAAGCGACTATCCGGAAGGATATTTGGAAACGGTATCGGATGTTATAAGCTATCGCTGGGAGCATTTTAAGGAATCTTATTATAACATTATTCGTATTTTACATGGAATGAAGGGATATAGATGACACCAAAAGAAAGAAAAGAACAACGTGAAGAACGCTATAAAAATATGACAGATGAAGAGTTTATTCGTCATTTTGTTGCCGATGCCGTAATTCTAACATGTTACACGGATATAACCTTTAATAATGCTGATGAATGGGCCGAATGGTGTACTGAAGAACATGGAGAACGGTATTGCGGTAAATCTTTTTACGGGTTAGCTAGCGACTTCAAATATTATGTTGAAGAATGTATCGCTAACGCTGAGAAGATTGTTAACGAGTTGTTATAAGGAGAAATAACATGAAAAAACGACCAACTATAATCACAGTTATTGCTATTTTAGTATTTTTCGGTATCGGATTTTGTGTGTACCATTTTACGCCACACCCACCAAAAGCAGATATTGTGACTGTTGCTGATGTCCATCAACTTGACACTGATGCCGATTGGAAAGGTAAGATTGCTCGCTTGGAGATCACAGAAAGCTCACTTGAGAGTTATGATAAAGAAACTCTGAAGTACGGCTTCTTAGGTAAGGTCAAAGTTAAAGGCTCCCCTGGAGAAGTCTATGGACAATTTAACATGTATGACGTGCATAACCTACCAAACATTCATATTGGTGATATTCTCTATGTTCGAGTAGTTGGGCTTGAAGGTAGTGGTAATGTTTTTGGTCCAATGATTAAAGGCGATATTATCTATGTTGAGAAAGGAAGCCATTAATGCGTAACGAAATACTATTATTCCCTAACAACGAGATCCTTGTCAATGCCTTATACAGAACAAGGATTACGCATCATACTAGATCAAACCATGGTATAAGATTACATATTTCTCCAATTAGCACTGCTGACCATATTGAAGACGACTTAGACGTTATGGAAAGTATTGGGGATTACTTATTTGATCTCTACCTAAAAGATCCACGGATTGCGAATAAATTAATTCGTCCGAAATACTACTACAACTATAAAGTTAGAAGTTGGGTATTTACATTCGATTTTAAATAAAAAAATTACAAGCCACTTATTAGAAACGAAAAATAATTTAAAGGAGGACATTAACATGTCAAATAAAGTTTCAAAAATCGTAAATGAAGAAGTTATCGAAGACGCAGTGGAAACTGTTGTCGATACCGCTACCGAAAATGTTACTACAGATGTAGTACCAGTAGAGCCAACACAACCAGTGGAAGTTGTCAAACAAGGTAAGGTTAAAGCAACCTGGAATTGGATTAAACAACACCCATGGGCTGTTGCGGCATCTATTGGTGCTGGTCTAGGAGTTATCATTCTCGGTAAGAAGGTATACGACGCAGGAATGCCTGCGGAATTTGAAGTAACCGAAATCAAGAATGATATTATTGAACAACCTATGGAACATGAAGAAGTCGAAACTAAAGAAGAAGAAGTTTCTGAAGAAGAATAGTTGGGTATTTTTACCCAGCTTTCTTTTTTTTTCGAAAAGGAGAAGGTATGAAAAAGACGTATTTAGATAAATATCCATATACGTTGGAGCGACTACCACATCGGTACTCAGATCGCGTCGACGTTATTGTCCGAATTGAACCCCTTGATAGCCCTCGAGCAACTGACCTATTACTTAATCTGGGATCCACTTTACACAACGCCTCGATTGAGGGTATGCCGTTTAAAGTAAAAGATCAGTTCACAGATCCGTCAGATATGGAAGAAGGTAAACTCCGTATTACTCTATCTGGCTATCAACTTTAAATTTTTTACCACCTACTATATAGAAAGGGAATAACTTGTATTACTTGGTGTATGATGAGAGCACACTTTAATAACGAGGCGCCGGTTTGATTCCGGCAGTATACAAGAAAACACTTTCTATTTTTTTTTTGAAAAGGAGAATACATATGACACAAACGGACTATAACGAAATCCGTTCTACCAACGTAGCAAAGGTTAAAGTAGAAGAAAAGGTTACAGTTGAGACACCTGAAAACGAACGAGTCCCTAAAAAGGCTGTTGTTAAAGGCTCTACAGTTGAAGAACGCAAGCCTGGTCTCATGACACGACTTGTACGCGGTATCTTGGGACCAAATGGTATTCGAGCTATCGGCTCATATTTGGGTAAAGAAGTCATCATGCCTGCTATTAAAGACACCCTGGTTAATACAATTAATACCGGTGTAAACATGGCGGCGTATGGTGAAGATCGTAGTCGTTACAACGGTGGATGGTCAAATCCTGCTCGATATAACAGCCGTGTTGGCAACCAGACATATACCAACTACTCTAGCGCATACCATAACAATAACCCTCAAGCGCAGGCAATTAACCCGCCTACACGAATTAAGGATATTCTACTGTTCACATGGAATGATGCGGCTACAGTTCTAGAAAACCTTAATCGGGATATTGCTACTTATGGATATGCCCGTCTTGCTGATTACTATGATTACGCAGGACAACCTAGCACCAACTATACAGACAATGCTTATGGTTGGAGAATGTTAGGCGATATTCGTATTGTACCTACTCGTGGTAAGTATCTATTGGCGTTACCACCAGTTGAAGTAATTTAATAAAAGGAGCTATAATCATGAACAAAAAAGTAATCTTGAATACAATTAAAATCGTTGCATTTGGTGTCGTACCATTTATGGTTGAAAATGGTAAGAAAGCTTTGGATAAAGCTCTCGAAGCAACTGAAAAGGCTTCTACGAAGGAGTAAATATGTGTAGTTTAATCTTTATTATTCTATTACTTATATTTCTTGCCTTATTAGGTATACTATCATATATTGTAGCCTATTTCCTAATCCCCATCATTATTTTAGTTATTATTGCATGGGCGCTAACTATCTTATTTAATTAAAGGAGAACTTAACAATGTCTAAATGGAGTTATGAACTATTCAAAGAAAATGTCGCTGTACTTGCACACAACTATAAGAAAAAAGAACCTCTTATTATGACTGTAGGGGGTATTGCTGGTTTTGTAGCAACTGCTGTACTCGCATATCGTGCAAAAGCTAAGATCACAACTATTGTTGAAGATATTGAAGCTATGCGTGAAAACGACATGCCTGTCCCAGTTGGAGAAACTATCGTTCGTGTTTCTAAAGCATTGACACCTACTATCACTATGGCTACTCTATCAACTGCCGCTGTCCTTCGCTCATACCATGTGTTGACAGGACGTAACGCCTTACTTGCATCTGCCCTTGCATCTGCTACTCAAGCAAACCACAAACTTCGCCGTCAAATCCGTGAGCAATATCCTGATGATCCAAACGCTCAATTCATTGGTGAACGTGAAGAAGTTCTAGCAGGGCCTGAAGAAGAAGGCAAGAAGAAACCTAAAACTGTTTCTGTAATTAACACTAATGATGTCCAATGGATGGAGTATGCTTACTTTAATAAATCACAAGAATTTGTTAAAGATGACTTGAACTACAACCAAATGTTCATCACAACAATGTTCAACGCCCTCGATGAAAAACGCCGTCGTCAAGGATTCCTTAACCTTACAACTGCCTATGATGTGTTGAAAATCCCATTGGAAAAACATGAACGTCGTGCCGGTTCCGAACTAGGTTGGACAGACAATGATTTCTTTGACTTTGATGTACATGTTGTTATGGTTAAAGACGAAAATGGGTATCCTTACCCAGTGCCAGTAATCGAATTCTCTCCAGTTAAGGATATTACCACTGGTGTAGATTACGGTAGTGATATTTCAGACTATCTTATCTAATAAAACATATAAAGGAGCAACAAATTATGGAAAAACATGGTATTGTAAAATCAGGTCTAATTGCATTCGGTCTTGTTAACCTTGGATATATCGGATACGCATTGTATAAAAACTTCAAGGACTACAAGAACAAAAAAGGTGAATACGCTGAAGAGCAACCTGAGCAACTTAACTTGTTCGATGCAACTGAAGCTGACGCCGAAATTGTGTCTGACGAAGAAGGTGTAGAGCCAACTCCACGCCGTTCTGAAAAGAAAAAATCTAAAGTTAAGTTCTATCTAGGTATCGGTCTCTTGGCTACTGCTGTTATTGGTGGATATTGCTATGGTTACCGTTCTGCTTGGGTTAAACGTAGCAACATCGCTAACGAATCAGAAGAGCTGTTACATGCGGTTATTGACGACCGTAAAGACTACAGCGACTTCCTTGAACAGGAATTGATCAACCGTGAAATCAAGTTGGGTGTTGAGCGTGAAACAATCGTGTCTAACGCAATCAACATGATCCTGCCTGATTACATGGATACTCGCTGGGTATCATTCGGTGAAGATGGTACTGTACGTTCTAACTACACCCCTAAAGTCTCAGAAGACCATGATGTAGAAACCATCACAACTGCTGTTGAAGATACATGGAATAAGCTATACGAAAAAGTCGTTGTAGCTCCTATGTCTCCGGAAAAAGCTGAAGAAGCTTAACTAGCAAAAGAATATAGAGAGTAAAGGACCAGGCTGGTTCATATACCAGTCTTCCACTATATTCTAAGGAGGTTTATATTATGGAAATCCAATTCAGACAAGACAAAACCGATAAAGGACTAAGCCTGTCATATTTAGATGACGGGTCTTTCTTTTTAGAAGTATTTGACGATTCAGACAATACTGGTATGAACATTCCACTAGATGCTGACGAATTAGAGCTGGTTAGAAACTGCATTGACCATATTTTGAAAAGGGGCAAGTAATGGATAAAGAAAAACTATTAAAGGCGGGTATCCTTACAGCACTCGCCGCTGGGGTTGGTTATTTCGCATATCGATTTGTGAAAGAAACTAAACGCCAAATCAAAGAAATGGAAGAAGCAAATGCTGCTCAAACACAAGAACTCTTAGACACAATCAAGCTAAGAGATGAGCAACTTGCATTGGCTGAGGAGCATATCGATGCTCTTGTTTACGGTACTCCTGAAGAAACTCCAGATGTAAACGAAGAGTTAGAAGAAATGCGACGTTCTCGTACTCGTGTTCACTCAACTACTATTGAAGAAGGAGATATTGCTCCAACTGATGAAGACGATTATCATGCAGGGGCTACTCAAACTGCAGAGGATGTTGAACATCACAATGTCTGGAAGGAAAACGAATATTTCCAAACTGGGGAGCAAAACATTCCGTATTTTGTAATCGAATCAGCTAAAGAATTAAAAGGAAATGAGGGCCAAAGTATGCGCCATAATACTGACCCTAATAGCGTAGAAGCATGGAACCAATATAAAGCGGTTATGATTAGTGAGTTGTATGATGATACTCCAATCGCACAAGCCGTATCTGAACGCTATGGTATGGGTCTCTTACTAAGTAAAACAAACATCGTATCTATTATTGATGTATTCTCTGAATTGCTTGAAGTTAATGATACGAAGATCGTACAACCATATAACGCCTTTGACAACAATGTATGGGAAGATGTATACGACCGCCGTATCGACTTCTTCGGACCAGATACATATTATGCATCAGTACAATTCCCTGTAACCTTCGGTGAAATCCTCTATGAATACGCAAGCAAATTCGTAGACGATACTGAAGACGGAGCATTGTTACCAATGGTTGCTTACATGTTGTATGAATCAGGACTACTTGATGCAGAGACGATTGAACAAAAGCTTCTTATCATCAGCAAGATCCTTGAACACCGTAACGTTCGAGAAATCGGTAACGGTATGAAGAAACTAAGTATGTTCGGTCGTGTTGTAGATCGCCTAGATCCAGAAGACACAGGTCATGACGTTCGTTTATATACAGAGTATAACGAATTTATCGGCCGTGCAAGCACATTTGAAGAAGAGTACATGGCTAATATGGAGGATGACTATGATGATGAATAATACGGGACAAGAAAGTGTACTAGTAAAATATTCTTTTGACGGTATCAATTTCAGTTCCGATTATATTCCATCAGATCATCTAAAGCCATTTAAAGACGCGTTTATTAAAAATGAAGTATTTATAATTAGACGCGATATGACTTCTGCTGTTGGGGAGTCCCCATTTTTAGGTAGCGCATGTAATGAAAAATTTATTGATATGAGCAAGGTTGTAATGATAGGATTTTAAAGGAGCTAATTTATGACAGATAGAAAACCGGATTTCTTCAATATTACGGTTGAGGAACTATCGGGGCCTAATCGAAAAGCCGATGCTGTCGTTTCTGCAGACTTTACCTATTTAGATAACCAAGGCGCTGATGTACAAGATATTGTTGTAAAAGGTGGTGCCTTTTATGCAATGTGGGATGGTGAGAAATGGTCGATGGAGAAAAACGATGTAGTTCGTGCTGTCGATCATGAGATTAGAAAGAAATACGCTGAGCTTAAGACTAAAGGATATGAACGCATATCTCTTAAGTTTATGCAGAATGCGGGCTCAGGGCTTATGCGTAACTTCGTGAAGTATTGTGAAGATGCACCAGAATCCTTGCAAGTATTCAACTCTAAGATCATATTCAGTAATTATAAGGTGGCTCGTGATGACTATTCTACCTTCCAGCTACCTTATACACCAACTACCCAAGCCACACCAGCATTTGACGAACTCTCATCTGTCCTATATGCTCCTGACCAACTAGATAAGATACTCTGGTGTTTAGGTGCATTGTTCACAGGGGAGATTATCAATATTGATAAATTCTTATTTCTATACGGCCCTGCAGGAACCGGTAAAGGTACTATTATTAGAATAATCGAGATGTTATTTGGGCAGTATATTGGAGGTATTGACCTTAAGCAACTGACTAGTGGCTCTGAGTATGCGACAGGGACTCTGCAAGAACTCCCATTGTTGATTGACTCGGATACCGATTTAAGTCGGATTAAGAACGATACCCCATTACTTAAGGTAACATCTCATGAGGAAGTATTCGTACGTAAACTTTATCAAAGACCGTATCCTGTAACATTTAAAGGTCTGATTATTACTGCATCTAACCAACGCGCTCAATTCCGTGACTCTGACTCGGGGATTGTACGGCGGTTACTTAAAGCAGTTCCTACAGGTCATCTTATCGCAGGCCCTCGATATAAGGAGCTAATGAATGGTATTCAATATGAACTAGCGGGTATTGCACAAAAGGCGATTGATACATTCTCTCGCTTAGGTGCTTTCTACTATGCTAATGATGTTGATATCGAAATGCTTGAGTACGGCGACTCTATATTTGAGTTTGTTCGTGAAAACGTACTCTTGATGCAGAATAACCCAACTCTCTCTGAAGTCGAGCTTATTTACAAAGGTATGCTAGAAGAAAGAGGTTGGGAGACAAATGGTTATAAGAACCGGTTGCGATTAGGTTTGCAACGTTTCTTTGAGACATATACTAAAGATACTAAAGACGAGGAGGGTAATCGTAAACGTCATTGGTATCGTGGTTTCAAATATGATGAAGCTTTTCCTGAGACTAAAAAGAAACAGGAATCGTCCAAAGTAGGATCTAAGATTGATCTGACTATGGGACGGACAACTTCACGATTTGACTTAGAAGGAAAGGACTGGCCTGCTCAATACACTAACGATGCGGGTAATCCTTTAAAGAAATGGGACAATGTCACTACAACCCTCAAGGAGATTGACCCAACTAAATTACACTTTGTCCGTGTTCCAACTGAGCATATTGTTATTGACTTCGATTGTAAGAATGAGGCGGGTGAAAAAGACCTTGCTAAGAACTTAGAATTAGCTTCTAAATATCCTCCAACCTATACTGAGGTTTCTAAATCAGGTGGCGGTGTCCACTTGCATTATTGGTATGACGGTGATCCAACTCGCTTGGCTAATCGCATATCTGATGATGTTGAGATCAAAGTATATAATGGCGGGTCATCGTTAAGACGGAAACTTATTTCTGCAAACGATCTCCCTGTAGCTCATATTTCAAGTGGGTTACCTTTAAAGGAGGATAAGAAAACTATGTATAAGGACGTGGAACATATTATTTGGACAGAGCAAAAACTTAAGAACTTCATTGAGGCTTGTATGCGTAAAGAACACCATGGTGCGACGGCTCCAGAGGTTAGCTTTATTAAAGACAAGCTTGACGAGGCATATGAGTTAGGTGTAACGTATGACCTACGACATATGCAGAATGATGTTCTTAAATTCGCACTTAGCTCAACTAACCAAGCACAACAATGCATGAAGATGGTTGCTCAGATGAAATTCTCTAATGTGCCTGAGAACGAAACTGAATCAATCTCAGAATCCCTTATCTTGCCAGATGAGGAAATCACATTCTTCGACTCGGAAGTCTTCTGTAACCTATATATGATTGGTTGGAAGAAATACGGTCTCGAGGTACCAGAGGCTGTTTACCGAGGATTAGAGGACTGTACTAGCCTCAGTGAGATTGAGACTGTCCTCGTTAACGAATGGTGGAGTCAACACAAAGACGAGATTGGTATTGAAATCAATCCTACACCACAACGTACACGAGAGCTGTTTGATACGCATAATATGATGGGATTCAACAACCTTGGGTATGATAACCATATTGCTTATGGCCGTATGCAGGGTGATGACGAGATGGACTGTTATAAACGATCTCAAGGTATTATTGAGAAAGGTGATAAGCGAGCTAAGATCTGGGCGGCTAACGAGATCTCATATGGAGATATTTACGAGTTCCTAGATACTAAGATGTCATTGAAGAAATGGCAGATTAAACTAGGCATCCGTCATGACGAGTTTGAATACGATTGGACTAAACCTCTCCCTGAGCATGCATGGGGTCGTTGTGCGGCATATATGCTTAATGACGTAACCTCAGAGGAAGAGTTATTTAAATCTAAAGACGGTCAAGACGCATGGAGTGCTCGTAAAGTTCTTGCTGAGATTAACGGTCTATCACCTAACGTTAAGACTCAGACACAAGCTGAGAAATTCTTATTTGGCGATGACCCAACTCCACAAGACAAATTCAACTGGTATGACCTTGCTACGGAATTCCCTGGATACACCTTCGATAAGTTCAAGAAGAAATCTGAATTTATGGGAGAAGATCCATCAGAAGGCGGTTATGTATATGCCGAGCCTGGTGTATATGAGAACATTATCGTATTGGATATCGCCTCCATGCACCCGCATAGCCTTATTGCTATGAACTACTTTGGCTCGTACACACCTAAGTTTGCGGCCTTGGTTAAATGTCGTATGGCTATCAAGCACGGTAATATTGAAGAAGCATCGCACGCCTTTGATGAGGTAGATCCCGAGTTAGCAGACAAACTTCGTCCATATTTGGAAGGGGGATCTGTTAAAGGTCTTGCTCATGCGCTTAAGATCATTATCAATATTGTGTATGGTATGACATCAGCTCCTTGGCCTAACAAATTCAAGGATCCTCGTAACATCGATAACTGTATCGCTAAACGTGGTGCATTATTCATGTTGATGCTTAAGCACGAGGTTCAAGCTAAGGGCTACCAGGTAGCTCATATTAAGACTGACTCTATCAAGATCGTTAACGGTGATAAGGCTATTATCGATTACTGTATGAAACGGGCTAATGAGTTTGGTTACACCTTCGAACACGAACACACATATTCTCGTATGGCCTTGCTCAACCGTGCTACTGTTATTGCTGAAATCGGTTGGCCGGAAGATGAGAAAGGTACATGGGAAGCTATTGGTGCTCAGTTCGGTAAGAAGACAAACCCATATGTCTACAAGACGCTCCTTAGCAAGGAAGAGGTTAATGAACAAGACTTCTTCACAACTAAGGAAGTTAAGACTGCTATCTATCTTGATGACCAGTACATCGGTAAGAATGCTCAAATATACGCTTCTGTAACAGGTCGGGAGATCTCTCGTACTCAACCAAGTAATGTCGCACAAATGATTCAATCGCGATGGATCAAACCACGATATTTACTTCAACGTGAGTCGCAAGGATTAACGCCTGCTCAGTTAGAAGAAGCTAAGAAACGCAAGATCGCCAATGAACTTGGTCTTGACTATAACGAAGTCGATTATATTATCTCTAACGGCTTCCCTGATACAATCGTAGATAAGCATGTTGCTGTAACTGGAACTACGGGGTATCGTTGGGAACTGGCAAGTAATTATAAAGGCTTCGATGATATTGATATGACTTACTACCACCAGCTTGTACATGAGGCTGTCAATGACGTCTTCTCAGTTGGTGATGGTAATATTATCTTTAAAGGAACTAAATACGAAAGAGAGTAGTTTATGTTTAACAAAATTAAGAAACTGTTCTCTAAAAAGGCAAGCGAAGTCGAAGAGGTCCAGCCAACCATCTTCGGTTTCATTGCTACTCTAAAGGGAGTTGACGATCTTGGGGACGCAGTTCCTACTCAGATATTCATCATCCCTAAAGAGGAAGAAGAGAATATTTACAACATTGTCAAAACTGGTGAGTACAACACTTTGGTTCTATACGACAATAATCGTATCCAATTCAAACCACCGACAAATGCCTCATTATTATTAACTCCATTTTACTCTGTCGAGGAATTGAATGACGCATTAAAGACTATGCGTGACCAAGGAGTTAGAGGAGTTGTAGGCTGGCCTATTCCAATCGACTATTAGAGGTGACTTATGTTATACTTAATTGACTCTAACATTAGTACATCATCTCAACAGTTAACTCGGATCATGAGGATCTTGGACAAATACGGAGCTAAGTATACCTTACTATCTACATACAAATCCTCAGGTAGGTGGGCAGATCATTATTCACCAACCTTGGACAAGGAAATTGTAAAGGGTATTCTTAAGTTCTATGACTACGATCTTAGTAAGGTAGCGAAATCGCCAAACTCCTCTACAGTAAAGGCTATGTCTAAAAAGTATCCACAGGCAGTAAGAGAATACCGGTCCTCAACTTTCCAAGATAAGAAGCTTAGTGAGGTTATTGACTGGTTCTCTGAGCACCCACAATTCTTAAACGTCGGCATCATGTATGAATCACGAAACGGTGCATGTACTGCTAATTTAAGAAACGACGAGTTCCGTGCTTTCTTGCCTCGTAGTAAAAAGGATAAGACAAGGTACGCTGCGCTCAATGTTGCCTTTGGAGAGTTAGGTATTTCTGAGAATGAGGTAGCAACTCCTCGTCCGAAAAAGGCCAGTTTCGGTCATCACAAAGGCGGATATAAGTGGGAACTCTAAAATATTTACATTCCACTATATAGAAAGAAAAAGGAGGTTCAGACAATGAACAAGGTATTAAACACTGTTGCTGCAAGCGCAATCGCATTATATATGGCGGTAATCGCGACTGATGTATATGACGGAAGTGTATTGCAAACAAAAGTTAATAATGGCGTTAAAAAGCTGAAAGATGCTTTTTCTGAAAAAGACTAGGAGTTGGGTATTTTACTCAGCTCTTTTCTTTTTATTTCTTTTATGTGGGAGGTAGTAGTATATGAAGCATAAAAAAGAGATAGAAACACATGTCGCACACAACTCAAATTGTAAACAAAAAGGAGAAAACATCATGAAACACTTCGCATTCAAACTTGCAACTATGGGTATTGTATTATTCAGCGCTGCTCTTATCAGTGATCACGTATTCGCAGACGTGACTAAAGCAGAAGGGTCTACAGAGCTTGTAGCCACTGATCCAGAAGTCACTGTAACAAAATCAGACGACACTATCTGGTCTGAAGTAAACGTAAACATCAAAACCGATATCCCTGACGAAGTTCAAATCAACCAAGGGGATACTATGACTTTTAATGTCCCTAACGAACTTTCATTTGAAACAAACTACAATTTCCCTGTATACAATAGTACAGGTGAATCTGAAGTAGGTAATGCCGAAGTTAAGGCTACTGAAAACACAGTAACTACTACTTTCAACAACTACTTCGCAGAACACCCACTTGACAAATCTATCTCGCTTAACCTCAACACACGGATCAACCGTGAAGTTGTGCAACCAGATACCAAGCACGAAATCTCATTCAACGGTACTGTCGTTGAGCTCAATGCAGGTAGCAAGGGTGTAGAACCTACTGATGAAGCATTGTATAAATACGGCTGGCAGGATAAAGATGACCCAAGTGTTGTTAACTGGACTGCTCGTATCAACTACAAGAAGTCTTACATGGAAAATGTCAACATCTCAGATACATGGTCCGATGATCAAGAATACGTTGAAAACAGCTTGAAGTTCTACTATGTTAAAAGCGTAGATCCATTTGTATATGACGCTCCTGCAACTGATGCCTTGGCAAATGCTAAATTACGTACAAACGGTTTTGACACAAATCTTGCTAAGATTGATAAGCAGACCTTGTATGTTGAGTACAAAACTAAACTCAAACAAATGGAGTACAACCCTACTAACAAGATCAACGTTAGCTGGGATGGCGGAGGAACAGGCTTCGATGCCGAAACTAAACTTGTAGGAGGAAATGGTCGTGCTGATGGTAAGACTCGTCCTACATTTGAAATCCCTAAAGAGTCTCCTAAAGTGGAGATCCCTGAGTTCCAAGGTGGTATTCCTGGTATTCCAGAAGAACGTGAAAAACTACCTGAATGGACTGGTGGTGTAGTTCCAAACGAAGCTCCTCAAGTGGACAAACCAGAATTCCAAGGTGGTATCCCTGGTATTCCTGAAGAACGCGTGAAACCTGAATTCGAAGGGGGTATTCCTGGTATCCCTGAAGTGCGAGAAAAACCAGAATTAGATATTAATGATATTCCTAAAGATCCAGAAACTCCTAAACCACAAGATCCAAAACCAGTAGATCCTAAGACTCCTAAATCTGAAGATCCTAAGACACCAAAAACACAAGAACCTAAAGCTCCTAAAGTAGAAAAGGTTGTAGAAAAAGAGCCTGTTAAGAATGATATTACTCCTACAACTCCTGCTTCAGCACCAGCAAAAGCTACTCCCGTATTTACACAAAAAACTTTGCCTGTAACTGGATCTGTTGTTAGTACATTTATTACTATTGTTGGGGTTATTGCTGGAAGCCTTGCTCTTGGATTGGTTACATATTCTAACTACGGTATGAAGAAAAAGGAGAAATAAATGAAACGCGGTAAGAATAACAAAGCTAGACTTGGTGCTAATCTACTTCGTAAGGTTAGAGATGCCGAGGCGGTTATTGTAGCAAGTATACCAAAGCCATTCCGAGCGTCTGGCAAATCAATACCTGAGATTAGACACTTAGTTATGTTAAATAGTATGCGATGCTATGTTCTAAAGACTAAGGTTAAGAACTTAGATCCCAAGGTTATTAAAGGGTTCTCAAACATTATTAAGCTTATCATGACTAACTATTCCTACGGCGAAAACGTATACCATGAAGAAGAGGAGAAACTAAATGACTAAACTAACACCACAGAAAATGCATGATGCCCACAAGGAACTTCAAGAAATCTTTGTTAAGAAGAATACCGACTATGGTAACTCCTTCGAAGAGTCACTTGAGAAACACGGCCTAATCGCTGCTATTGTTCGTATGGAAGATAAGATGTCTCGTTTAAACACGCTATCTAAGCAAGAAGCGCTGGTGACAGATGAGTCTCTTATTGACACCCTCAAAGACCTTTCTAACTATGCTCTTATGTCTGCGGTATGGTTAGAAGGAACTAAGAAAGAAGCGGATTTTTTAAATAAAGTCAGTCAGGCCGTTACTACTAGCCCATTAACAGCCACTCTTGATATGGTTAATCCTAATCTTGCGCCAGCGGCAATGGTCGATAACACACGGTAAGTTACTATGGATCCTATAACGTTTAATCCGGATAACGGACTGGATATTCTACGGACAATGAAGCCTCCCAAACAGATGGGTCGTCCTAAGAAGTTTGTAGACGATGAGGAAATCCTAATTTGTAAACAAGCCGGTTGGTCTAATCGGACGATTGCTGTTAGTCTTGGCGTGTCTAAGGATACTATAAATCGTAGAGTTCGTAAGCTTATCAAGGATGGCGTTATTAATCCTGATAATTATGACTATAATTTCAGCAATCCTAGTGCTTCAGATCAACCCCGACGTAAAAACAAAGAGCGTTGGGAAATGTGGCATGGACCTGGAGTCTAATTTTTACATGCCTCTCTATAGAAAGAGAGGTAATCAATTATGACTACATTTAATTATCAAGGCATGGAATACGATGAAAAGACTATTGGATTCCTTATTGGCTATAGCAGACACGTTAACCGCCTGTATATGGGTCGAGTTCTAGAACAATATTTTAGATCAAGATGGACTATATTTGCGGAAGACACCTTTGCTGATATCAATAGGGTTATGATACGTCTCGAAGGTAAGGTAAGCCAAAAATTATTAGATGATCTAAGTGGTTTACTTGAAGATCTACGAAAAGAGGTCGGATGGACCAAACTTGATGAGGAAGCTATTCGCTACCTAGGTATTAAATACTTTACGGAACTCCCAGAAGAGGATCGTAATTTACTTAATAGATTCTATGTAGCGTCTCAGCAAAACTAATCGAGTGAGGATACATTCCTCCTCTTTTTTATAAAGGAGCAAATAAAATGAAGCTATTCATAACTGAAAAAGAACTTGACGAAGGAGACCTTTGTCTTAAGTCTATGCATGGCCGAGCTGGCGTTACAGCTATGTTAAAGCATGATTGCAATATTGCTAAGGGGATCCTTAAGACCTTGTGCACTATGGAAGGGAAAGAAGTTCCTAATTCAACAGCCTTAATCGACCTTATCGACAACCTATGCGTCAAGATCCTAGGTACTAATGTTTATTACATTTATGCAACCCATCCTACGATTGAGAATGTAATTTATACCAAACACACAGGTGCTAACTTACACGGTCATATGATGGAAGCGGACTCTGCTATTATGCAGGTATTCCGTCAGTCAAATGGTGTATGCTGGTATATTACAGACCAACCGTTTGAGTCCAATATTCTAACACCTTTCACTATCTACAATAAAGGCAATGGGTACTTCGAATACTTTGGTAAAGACGCACCGATTGGCTCTGAATACTATATCCCTGAATTTAAGGAGTGGTCTGATGGACGAAATTAAATTAATCACATTTTGCGCTATTTACTCACGGTCAAAGAAGACCTTGGTCAATCTATATAAGAAGATGCAGGAGCACGCTAAGACTTATGGTTATTTGACTGTAAAAGACTATGTCCGTATCTGGCAAAAGGTACCAGAAGGGAAAGAAGCTTTAACAACTCAATCTGCATCAGACGAATGGGGTGTCACGGTTCACGATTTCCCTGCTAAGATCAGTATTAAGAAACACCCTATTAACGGCTACTATCTACATATGCCCTCAACATATCTATTGTAGGTGATAGCATGGATAAAGGTGTATATAAAGAGCTTAAATACGTCTTTGATGATGTAATCTACAATCATAAACAAGACGGTACTGTCGACGGTGTAACCTTATGGTTTTATCATATTAAGGATCAGAAGCAGTTCAAGCGTAAATTCCAAGATTACCGGTTGTGGTTAATTCATATACAAGGGTTCTGGTATAAAACTGTATTCGAGGAGTATATCGATATGCCAGGACAGCTTGGTTTACGGTTTACTATAATTTGGTAGTCTAATTTTTACAGCTTACTATATAGAAAGAATAAGGAGGTTTCCAAAATGGAAAACGAAAAACGATTTGATTATGACGGATGGTTTAAAGGACTACCCGGAGATGAAACAGCATACGGACTGTTCTTTGACAAAGAGGACGACTATGCCGCATGCATTAAACCAATGGACAAAGACGAAGCTATTGAGCTTTGGGACGTTACTCACCAAGAACGGACTGAAGAACTTAAAGAAGAATCTTCTAAAGTTGGGAAATACATTGCGATTGGTTGTGGCCTATTCATTGGACACAAATTGCTGAAACACTCAGGAGTCTACGACAAAGCCAGAAGTTGGGCATCGAAGAAATTCGGTAAAAAAGAGGAAGATGGAATTATTATTTCTGAAGAATAGGAGTTTGGGTATTTTTACCCAGCTCTTATTTTTTTTTTAAGGAGGTATCTAATGAGCTCGACACATATAGAAATTCCGGTTAGGGAGATCGATTTTCATATCAAGTCTACGGAGCAAACTTTCACTTTACAATATCTGATTATAGGACCGTATAGCGAAGACCAGCTTTACGCAGATAATCAACCATATCTCTCTGTATCAACGCTATCGATACTAATTTCCAAAAAGCAAATTAACAAAATCGATTGGGATGCTGTTATGAATGCTATAAAGAAAAACGATGCTTTTATGGAATTGATTACACCTAACGAACTTGATAATATTATAGTATTTCCTAAAACAGTATACTTTAATAAGTATTTAGATGTCTTTGAGTTTTGTGTAACATTTGGAAAAGGGGAACAACAAAATGGCTGAACAAATTACTAACACTGAAGGTCGCGTATTCAAACAGGCATGGGGTCCACGCTCATATGCTAAGTCATTATGGGATAGTATCGCCAAGTACATGAACCGACGTGGTATTATCTATGACCAATGCCGTGAGTTCTCAGAGTATTCTCAAATTACTCGTATTGAGTATAGTCGAGCATACAAATACCATGAGACAATGGCTCGTCAGCGGATTAATGAAATCCGTAAGGCAAACGGTCTTCGGACTATCCCGTTGAAATCTAATGATTGGTATCACGAGGATATTGTATTAGAAGGATTGGAGGATTATAAGTATGGAAAAGTCAGCTAAGTATATCTATTTCTTCTTCATCATGGTTATCTTGACTATGATGTACATGGCGCCAACTATGGTGATTATCTGGTTGGCAATGAAGTTTAGTGTACTTAAGGGTATCGGTTTCATCTTCGGTTTCTTCCTATTATTAGGGTATATTATGGCACTGACATCGATGTTTGTAGACCTGAGAGAGGGCGATACCCAACCTGTGAGAGAGCCTGAGGAACCTTGCAAGCTAGTGAACACTAATGGCTCACCATTCTCAGTGTACCAAGAACTTAGTATATTCGAGAACTATGGGCTTATTAACGTCTATAACCGTTTCTCAGAAGTCCTGAAACGACTGGAGTTCAATAAGAGCTATCTAACTAAGGCTCAGCAACTGGCTTTGATGTTCACCTATCTTAGTTCATGTATGCCTAAGGATATTATCGAAGATGAGTTATTCATCTATAACGAATGGTATCAAGGACGAGTCGCTATATTGTTAGCGATTGACGATCCGTTCAAATACGCATACAACTCAGATTGGTTAAACTTTGTTGAGTCAGATATTGAAGGAGACCATTACGTCTTTGTCATCAACCAGACTAAAGGCGTGACTGCATATAAAGGGACTAGGGATGAACTAGTCGAACAATTTAAATTAGATTGGCCGGAGTAAAATGACAGAAAACAGAAAAGTAAAAAGACCTGAAATTAAAGAGGTCAGTAGAAGTATTAAGGATATCTTAGAACCTGCGTTTGATATTCTTATGATGGACCCTGCGAACGATAGAGACTATATCGATGATCTACACAAGATCATGCATGAAATTGTCAAAGGCGCACATTATAGATTTGATGCAACTGACCTTTGGGAGCTGTTCCAAATGGATTGCGTCTTTATTGCTACTCGTGATAGCTGGGTAAGGCATATGCCTAAGAACCTTATCACAATTGCTCGGATTGCTAATAACTTGGATAAACCTATTATCGACGTGTTTATTCAAGAGGACGGTAACGAGAACTACAAGTTCGATGTCCGTATCATGAAACCTACAGTCGACACTGGTGATAACAAATGGTTCTAACATTAGATGGAGGAGACAGATTTGAGCGATAAAGCAACAAAACATGCAATATTCATTATAGCTTTTACTATGTGTACTGCTTTCTTCTGGGGGTTGATTGGTGTGTTGGTTCTACTATTTATGTGGAACCCGCACTTCCTACCTCTATTAAAAGGTGTATTGATATTATATCTCTTCGCTGTATGGGTTACGTCGGTTTATAAATTATGGGTAGGCGCTTATAAAGGACGTGAGTTTGTTATCAGTCCTATCGAAGAACGTGGTTATGATAACTACTGCACTTATGAAACTACAAAGAAAGATAAGGTGAAGAAAATGTCGAATGATGTTATCAAAGTTAATCTAACTCAGGCTAGTAGCGTGAACGATTTGCTCATGGGTTATGTTGCTAGTCTCAAACAAAGTGGTATTATCATCGAGCTCATCAGTGAGAACTATGCCGATAACTGTTGGAACTCACTTGTGGTATTCACTATGAGCGCTAATGATCTGTATAAGATCCCTGATATTATTGAGGAACGAATCGTTATGGACGTTGTCGATGAAGAATACGTCACTGATAACGTTAAGGAAATTGCCATCATTGTCTATAAAGACTACTTGGAATAGGAGGTCCTGATATGACTAAAGAAAAACCAAAATTCATTAAAATGTATGACCCTGAAACTGGTGAATACCTTGGACCATTTGTTAATATGACTCACGAAGAAGCCCATGGTAAGAAGTCAAAAAGCCCTTTTGAATGTAAATTCGATAAAGAAGCCTGGGATAGTCTTAAAATCGAGCGTGATGGTGTTCTTACAATCAAGATTGATGAGGAAGGCACGAATACGATTGCCGAGATTCTTAGCCCTTTCCTTGAAGAGTGTGCAAAAGAAATTGAGAATGCTACCAAGAATTCTGCTGAGATCTTTTGTCGTATTACAGATTGTACATATGATACATTCAGTCGCTACGCAGAGAAATACGGGTTATCTATCCCTACGCTATTACCTAATATTGTAAAATCATCCATAGTCACAATTTCATGTGTCTCGGACTTATCCGAAATTAACCTAAATGTTCCTTTGCTTGTATACGCTTTATATTATGAGCGATATAATAATAGCATACTACCATCGTCACAAATGGATATTGTATTCGATATCGTCTCCGCTATGCTTGAACTGAAAAAAGAAGGTATGATACAATGAAGCTATTATGTAGACCAGATTACTACACCGAGCACCGTGACGAGATACTGGAGTTTGTCAAGCACAAGGAGGATATTATCTTCACCGCCGACCTACCTGGGGTTAAGACGGATTTTGATTATTTCCTCATTGACAACGACACAGCTCGCAAGATAAGCTTGCATATTAGTGAAGTTTACGACAACTTGCTCAAGAACACCAACCTTCTGTCTAAGGAAATTGAGGATAGGGTTAACTATGAGACGACTCAACGCTTCTATTTACCTAAATTCAACTTCCAAAGACCGGAATAAGTCCTCGATGTACCTCATTTTTACTATAATAAATCTGTAACTTATTACAAAGCTCTTAATAGAGGGAGTGAGATGGAGAGTTTTATACTCATATATTATAGGTAAAATATTAGACGTATTTTTCTACTATTATATACCACTCTCTCTATCGCTTAACTACTTTATTTGCTAGAAAAGGAGAATATATCATGGCAAATTCACAACAAGTAACATTGGAAAACGTACGCATTATCTTCCCTAACTTCGGAGGACTTATTTCAGATCATAACAAGATCGGTTCTCGCGAATTTAGTGTCAAACTTGATCCTGAACTTGGCGAAGAATTAGCTCGTCAAGGTTGGAATGTTAAATTCCCAAGTGAAGATAAACCAAACGGAAAGGTATCCCTGCCTATCACATTGTCTAATGGCCCTACAGTTCAACCATGGATTAAAATTGTCTTGGTTAACAACGGCCAAGGTACTATTGTACAGCCAGATGACGTTGAGCAATTAGCTATGCTTGACAACGTTACGACTGGAGCTCGTGCAAACCTTATCCTTAACCCATATCACTGGACTGTTGGCGCTAACTCTGGAATTAAGGCATACACTAAGAAATTATATATCTACTTAGATGATATCGATGAAAGTCTTGCACCACATATGGAAGACTTCGAACGTAATATCAACTACTTATAATAATGATTCCCAAAAAACTTGGGAAGATAACCTTGAAGCCCGAGCAGTATGAAGCTTGCTCTAAGCTCAAGTCAGGCTCTATATTGATGGGAGGAGTTGGTTCAGGTAAGACATATACGTCTATATTCTGGGCCGCCTCCCAATATGGGGTTAATTTTTTTACGGAAGAAAGACCCCTCATTGTTATTACTACAGCAATGAAGCGGGATTTAATTGAAAAGGGTGCAGAAAAACCCGACTGGCAACAATCTCTCGAGAATTGCGGGATATATCATTATATAGTAGACTCATGGCAAAACATTGAGAAGTACTATAATATATCTAACAGCGTTTTTATTTTTGACGAGCAGAGGGTTGTAGGTTATGGGAAATGGGGTAAATGCTTCATTAAGACTGCTTGGAACGATAACAAATGGATATTGCTCTCAGCTACACCCGGTGATGTATGGATGGACTATATGCCGGTCTTCATCGCCAATAAATTCTACCGTAATAAGACTGAGTTCACCTCTCGTCATGTGGTTTGGGATCCGTATGTCAAATTCCCTAAGGTTAAACGCTACACAGGTACTGCCGTTCTTGAGAAATACAGGAACCAAATCATAGTACCTATGGGTGATAGTCGTCAGACAACTCGTCATAGAGATTATGTATATGCCGAATTCGACTCGAAAGCCTTAATGGATTTGGCTAACACAAGATGGACCCCCTTCACAGACGAGCCTATATTGAATATTGCTGAGTATACCCAGCTCGTTCGACGTATCGTGAACACGGATCCTGATAGAATTCGTATAGCCGAACACCTAATTAAGACACATAAACGGCTTATCGTCTTCTATAATTTCAACTATGAGTTGGATATCTTAAAGGATATTTGTGAACGCAACAACCTACTATACAAAGAATGGAATGGCCTCAAGCATGAGCATATCCCGTCTAGTGATGAATGGATATATCTCGTGCAATACACGGCCGGAGCTGAGGGATGGAATTGCACTACTACGGATTCTATCCTATTTTACTCAGTTAATTATTCATTTAGGAAAATGGAACAGGCGGAAGGTCGGATAGATCGGACTAATACTCCGTACAGAGACTTACACTATACTTATATCACCTCTCTTTCTAAAGTTGATAAGGATATTCTTAAGGCTGTACGAGATAAGAAACGGTTTACAGAGGCCGCTTGGGCTAAGAAACAAGGTTTTGTTCCTATTGATATGCAAATTGAAAAGCTTGAGGAGGACTGGCTATATGGCGTCGAGATTGGAGGCTGACTTCCAAAAGATGGTCGTTAAAAGGCTCAGAGAGGCCTATAGAGGGCTTCTGCTGGTCGCTAAGACAGACCCTGGGTCAATACAAGGGATGCCTGATTTAATCGTTCTATGCGGCTCTCAGTACGCTTTACTGGAGGTTAAACGCTCAGCTACGGCTAAGAAACGTCCGAATCAAGGTTATTATATCGAGAAATTCGGCAAGGATACCTTTACAGCATTCATTTATCCTGAAAATGAGCATGAGGTTATCTGGTATATGCTTGAATTCTTCGGTTTAGACCCAAATCTATATTTCGATCTTAAAGGAAAATAGACTAATTTCTTCTATTATATGTGTTAAAGGAGCTATATAATGGTTATTATCGAACTTAAACATTATTTCACAGGCGGTGCAATGACTGAACTATATTCAGGCCCGTATCCTGCAGGTGAAGTTATGACATTCTACACAATCGCAGAAGCAAGACAGGAGCTCTTGTCTAACGGTTATTCTCAACTTAGCCTATCTAACTATGATGCGATTGGGATTGGGGATAAAGCTAACGTGTATCATTATATTGATAGCGTTTTTAAACCACGGACCTTCGATTTATCTTTGGGTATACTAAAAGAGACGGTTGCTATTATTAGAAACTTAAAAATCGGAGGACGTTAATCAATGGAATGGATACCACACTGGAACTTAGTAGGTAAACACGCATTTTTATCCCCATCAGGTTACTCTTGGTTGGGATATGACTCAGATAAGATGGCTAAATCCTATGAGAACAAACAAAATGTTGCTCGTGGGACGGCTTTACATGAGATGGCGTCACAACTTATTAAGTCAAAAACAGAGCTTGCACCTAAAAAGAAGGCTCTAAACATGTTTGTTAACGATTGTATACGTGAAGGTATGTCGTCTGAGGTGTTATTATACTACTCAGATAACTGTTTTGGCACGGCTGATGGTATAAAATGGGACGCAGATAACAAAGTGTTGCTCATTTATGACCTCAAAACCGGTGTTTCCAAGCCTTCATTTAAACAATTAGATATCTATGCTGCTCTATTTTGCTTAGAATACAACGTAAATCCTAAGAAAATTACCATTATTCAACGGTTGTATCAAGGAAATGGCTTTACTGAACAGGTCACAACGGCCGATAAAGCCCGAATTGATGGTGAAAATGATGGAAATATCGGTTGGATTATGTCCCATATTAAGGAAATGAGCAAGATTATTGATGAAAAAGAAGCCGAAATCAGACCATTTAGGTTCTGGTAAGGGTCAAATTGGTAGGATAAATGTGTAAAATTCTACAGTTTTTGAACAAAATCGCTAATTTGCCCCTGACAAAAGTGGATCAAAAGTCGTGATTTTCCCCAATTTTCCCCAAAAAAAAGTTGGGGATAGAGCAAAAAACTTGGGGATTTTGCCCATTTTTGGCCCATTTCCCCACATTTGACCTACTTTTGATCCGACTTTTGATCCACTTTTTTGGGCCTTTTTTGCTATAATGTATGAGTAAATTTAGGCCTATTTTTGCATGTTTTTTAGAGGTTTTTCAGTGCTTAAAAAGTGGATCAAAAGTCGGATCAAAAGTCCCGGAACTTTGGTGATTTTGGTCTTTTCCCCAAGTTTTCCCCAAGTTTTTCTATAAATCCCCAAGTTGAATGTGGGGAAAATTAAAAAGCTTGTCAGGGGCAAATTTGGAAAAAAGGGGTCATTTTGGCCTATTTTTGGCCTATTTTTGCTAAAATAAAGAGGTTTTCCCCAAAATCCCACGGTTTTTTCAGAAAAGTTTTAAATATATTAATTAAGATTATATGTGTTTATTGTGGTATATTATGCATATTTATATATTGTATTAAATTATATATATATTATATTATTTTTTAATAATCTCGCGCGTACGGGAACTATAATATAAATATATAAAATTACCTAAATAAATAAGGATTTTTAATCAATATATATAAAAAGTTTCTGAAAAAACGTGGGGATTGTGGGGAAAACATATTTATTAAAGTTTTTAGAGGTTTTTTGAGGAATTTCTGATTTTTTAAGATTTTTGTGATTTTTAGGAAAATCAGAGTTATATATCACAACCTTTTATTTTGGAGTGGATATTTTATATGAGTTCCAAACTGCACATAATTTTATATGCGAGGTTTGCGTCGGTTAGTGCTGGCATAATATTTACCTCCTTATAAAATATTTTTGAACTTCATAATACATAATCGAAAAGCAGATTTTTTACTCCCTACATTACATTTTTTCATGATTTCTTGTCGAGCGGTTCGTCCAATAGTTTTCCAATCGACAACAACCCATATTTATTTTATGGACCTTTTCATATTTTCTACGTTACATTTTTGCTGTTAAGCGGTTAAAATAGGTTATGTAAAAAGTTATTAACTTGAGTCTGAACTTGCATATTTAAAATTGTGTGCGGTTTAGAATTCATATCGATATCCAATTGGGAATAGGATAAAATGTTGTGATTTTTATGATTTTTCGAGATTTCTAGAAACAAAATGACTAGAATAGGCCTGAGAGGCTCATATTCGCGCTCTACGGCGTTTTAAGCATATAGTCGGTAAATAGTTCCACTTTGTGCTAAAACCGCTTTACGGGCCTGCTAGGGGCCTTAAACGACGTGCTGTAAAATGCACGATTTTTATTATTTTGAGGAGGGTTTTGCATTGGATTTCAAAAATGTCTTCGAAAATGAAGACGAAATCATGGACGATTTAAGTCAACTTTCTGATGAAGGACGAGAAATTATCCTCAAACATTATGGGGTAAAAAGACGTTCTGGTCGTTATCCTTGGGACCCATTATTGCATTTACCGAAGAACTATAAGTTCATTGAAGAGCGGGATGAGCTCAAAAAACGGGGTCTTTCCGACAACGAAATTGCAAAACAAATGGGCCTTTCAACCACAACTTATCGCTCAAAAGTGACGATTGCCAAAGAGGAATTGAAGGAATATAATATGCAACGGATTGCAAAATTGCAGGCCGAAGGCAAAATTATAGACGATATTGCTAAGGAAATTGGTACTACTGGGCAGACTGTTCGCAACTATATTGACGAAATGAACAACCCAAATAAGTCCTCTCGAGCTCAAAGAGTGCAGACTGAAGCGGTTGCAGACTCGTTAAAAGACGCTGTAAAACGGTCAAAATACGTGGATGTGGGTAAAGGAGTCGAGGTTCAGATGGGTATTTCCAAGGAAAAACTCAAAGCTGGACTAAATGCACTGGTCGAATCTGGTGATTATGAGGTCCATAGCCTCCGAATTGCTCAGGTTACAGACAAAAATAACTCCACTCCAGTCAAAGTATTGACAAAAGCGGGGGTCGAACGGAAAGATATCTATAAAAACATGGATAAAATCCGTCCTGTTGAGGAATTTGCTATCGATGGTGATAGTAGAATGTTCCAACAAATGGAACGACCTAAGTCTATTGGGTGGGATCGTGTACATATTCGCTATGCAATCCCCGAAGGACAGCGTGGTCATGGTACAAATGATGACGGATCCACAATGGACGGAGCTATGTTCCTACGCCCTGGTGTAAAAGATCTTAATTTAGGTAAAGCATCTTATGCACAGGTCCGTATTGCTGTAGGTGATACGCATTATCTTAAGGGTATGGCTTTATACGGTACTGAGGAAATGTTTAAAGACGTTCCTAAGGGTACTGATATTATATTCAATACCAATAAAACAAAAGATAAGGCACCTCAAGATGTATTAAAACCTTTGAAAAAGAACCCTGATGGTGGTGCACCTATCGATGGGCCTAACCCATTCGGTGCTACAGTAAAACGTCAGAATGTTCTTGTCGATTCTAAAGGAAATCCTATATATAAAAAAGGGGTTGCTGATAGACATGGTAATAAGGTTGCAGAAATTGGGTCTGTCAATATTGTAAATGAGGAAGGCGACTGGGCTAACTGGTCTAAAACATTATCCTCACAATTCCTATCCAAACAACCTACGACTGTTGTTCATGAACGTTTGAAGGCTACTCTAAAACAAATCGATGATGAGTATGACAGTATCAAGAAAGTAAACAACCCGGTAATTAGAAAACAATTATTGGATTCATTTTCATCTGATCTGGAATCTAAGCAGGTACATATGAAAGCGGCAGCTCCTAAAGGATTTCAGGGGCATGTTATCTTACCTGTTCCTGATATGAAGGAGAATGAAATCTACGCTCCTAATTATAAAAACGGGGAACGTGTTGTTCTTGTTCGATATCCTCATGGGGGTCGATTTGAAATGCCTGAGCTCACTGTAAATAATAACAGTGTCGCTCGTAAAATGATATCTAAGAACAGTCCTGATGCTGTGGGTATCCACCCTAAGGTCGCTGCTAAAATGTCAGGGGCTGACTTTGATGGGGATACAGCATATCTTATTCCTAATAACAAAGGGAAGTTTAAGACAGCTAACAGCTTAAAAGAGCTGGCTAACTTTGATCCTAATATGTATCAAGATAAGCCGGGAACATTTAAGCCTATCGAAAAGAAATACCAGCAAACTTTGATGGGGGTCGTTTCTAACCTCATTACGGATATGACATTGCAGGGTGCACCAACGAGTGAAATTGCGCGTGCCGTAAAACACTCCATGGTCGTAATCGACGCAGAAAAACATAAGCTTAATTATAAACGGTCTGCTGAAGAGAACGGTATCGATGCATTAATGAAGCGGTATATGACACACGTCGATAGAATTAAATACGGTGAGCTGGAAAGATATAATCCTAAGACTAGGAAAATTGATAGGGTAGTCGATCCAGATACACTTAAAAAAGATTTAAATCCGGATGCTAAATATACATCGGCCTCCACAATTATATCCCGCCATAAACAAACCGTCATAACTGACGGGTACCAGGTAGAAGTGCCGGATCCAAAATCAAGCACTGGTAAAACAAAAATGGTATGGCGAAATAAAAAAGAAACATATCTTGTGAATATGGTGGACGACGCTAATATATTCTTAGGGCCTAACGCTACAAAAACGGAGCATCATTATGCGGACTACGTAAATGAATTAAAGGCATATAAGAAACGGGTAGACGCTGAGTCAGCGGATATCAGGATGCCGGCCCGTGATCCTAAGGCTGCTAAGATCTATGCATCAGAAGTCTTGTCAATGAAAGAGAAAGTTAATCAAGTTAAGATTAATCGTATCAAAGAGAGACAAGCACAACGTATGGCTGAAGTATCAAGTAAAGCTGAGATTGCTCGACGATCTGAAGACGAAGTCTTGAAGAAGGATGACATCTCTCGGATCAAGCAGCAAGCCCTGAACAAGGCTCGCGCCCAGCTTGGTACAGGCAGGAACCCTGTCACAATCACTGATGATGAATGGGATGCAGTACAAGCTAATGCTGTATCGGGTACGTTACTAAAAGAACTGGTATCCTTTATGGATGACGCCCAGCTTAAGACACTAGCCACACCACGTCCTAACAAAGTTATGACTGACGCTAGAAAGAACAAAGCCAAGGCGTTACTTGCAAATGGTTACACAATCTCTCAAGTTGCTGAAACTTTAGGGGTCAGTCCAACAACTATTGGGAAGATCAAGAACGAATAGTTTAGTGGGTTCTTAAACCCTACTGTTCTTGTGTGCCTACCGCAAAGGGAATAGGTATTGCTATGGCCTATGAACCTAGGCAATCCTATCTCTATCCTATAAAGAAAGGAGACTACTCATGTTAACTACCGAAGACAATCCATTCGATCCTTGGACTCAGTATGACCTTTGGCGTGAGTGGGACATTAGTCATGGTTACAATCTTGAGTCTTACATTGCAACACTAATGCCAATGCTCACTTCTGCATCGATAGAAGACTATGAACATGCTTGGTCAGTTGCTGTTTCTTCAATTCTGGAACAAAACATCTTTGGAAACTTGAAGCTTGTTCCTAAACCCACTGATTATGAGGAGGACCTCACTTTCCTCGAAGACTCTGAAGATGATATAAAAATTTGATACCCCCGGGGGGTCTGATTACAGCCCTCCCTTTCTTTGCAT